ATTATTAACAATGTTTCGACAGACGAAGATACTTCTATAGGATTAGCTTCTTCTAAATATATCACTAAAGTAGTATCTCTTGCTGATTCACTAGATGCTGAAGATTTGAAAGTGTTTTTGACTGCATATAGACCTGCTGGTACGTCGATTGAAGTTTATGCTAAGTTGTTATCAGAGTCTGATTCTGACCCGTTAGATCAAAAGCCTTGGACATTATTTAGCAGTGAAGCTTCAAATCCGATTTCTCAGAATACAAATCGATTTGACTTTAAAGAGTATGCTTTTAATCTACCAACAAGTGTTGGTGTGACCGGTTCTGCTTTTCTTAACTCAGGCGCATTTAAATATACTGATGGCACTTTTCAAGCATCAAATTTCAGATACTTTGCAATCAAGATAGTGCTTAAAGGTGCTTCGTTCCATAGAGTACCGAGACTTCGTGACCTTCGTGCGATTGCATTAGCATAAAATGTCAGAACATAAATTTATTCGAGATGCTACATCCAATGCTATTATAAATACTGATATAGATGGGTTGCGTAGATACAAGGCTCGTAAAGCAGAATCAAGAAAGATTCTTGATTTGAAGGATGAAGTAGATTCTATCAAAAATGAAATGAGTGAGATCAAAAACCTTCTCATCAAACTTGTAGAAAACCAGAATAGGTAAGAGAAAAGAATGGCCAAAGCATATACCAATGTAAACTCTACAACAGGAACTTTTGCTGGCTGGTTGAGTAAAGCAAACGAACTTTACTATGATATGTCAACGATCATAGTAACAGCAAAAGCAGTCTCTCTGGCTAATTTAACGAATGAGTCCACAACGACGGGCAACAGTTACGTTAACGGTATCTTTTCGTCTAATGAATTAGTCGTTAAAACTGCCCTTAGAGGTGGTACTGTAACAACCAGTTTTGCAAACTCGCAAACTCTTCTCATTACTTCGAACACACAAATTGGTAGTGGTTCATCGGCCGACAACTTATTCGTATACGGCGATGCAACAGTTAAAGATGACTTAAATCTTACATCAGATGGGTCAATTGTCTCATTTGGTACTAACTCTGAAATCACATTGACCCATGTCCATAATGTTGGACTTACACTAACCCATGTTACTGCTGGTGATAATCTTCCTGTTGTTCTACAACTTAAATCAGAAGAAGATGTTGTTGAGGCTAATGAAGTTATTGCTTCTCTCGAATTTGCTGCTGGCGACTCAGATGGTACAGACGGTGCAACGATTGCTGCGGGTATTCATGCAATCGCTGAAGGAGCATTCTCTGCTAGTTCCAATGCGACTAAATTGGTCTTCACTACAGGCGTGTCTGAAACTGCTGCCTCTAGCGCAACTGCTAAAGCAACACTAAGTTCTATTGGTGATTTCCAAGTCGCTGGTGATTTAGTGCTCAAAGATGGCGGTCTTATTGGTTCTGCTTCAGACTTAGATGCATTAAGCATTTCTTCTGCTGGTGTGGTTAACTTCACTGCTAGACCTACTTTTGCTGCTTCCCTAACGATTCAAGACGGTGGTTCATTAGGCTCTGCTAGTGACCTTGATGCTGTTACGATTAGTTCTGGTGGTGTAGTTGCAGTTACTGCTACAACTGTATCAACTTCAAAAACAACTGGTGCCTTAACGGTTGCTGGTGGTGCTGGCGTTGCGCTTGACCTAAGCGTTGGTGATGACCTTAGACTGATTAGTGATGCAGCGGTTCTAGGATTTGGCGCTGATGGTGATGTGACTCTGACTCACGTTGCTGACACTGGTCTGTTACTCAATAGCACAATGGCTATTCAGTTCAACGATGCAAGCCAGTCTATCAATGCGCCTACTAATGCTACTTTGAATATCAATGCTACTGATGAGATTGAACTTAACGCAACTCTCTTAGATGTTAATGCAAATATCAATGCTAGTGGAACTTACACTGGCGCTGGTCTTATGACCACTGGCGGTAATATCATTATACCTGATGCTGGAACGATTGGTTCTGCTTCAGACTTAGATGCGATTGCTATCGGTGCTGATGGTGATGTAACTTTAACACAAGACTTAGAACTCCAACATGACGCTGCTACAATATCCTTTGGCGCTGATGGTGATGTGACTCTAACCCACGTTCATAATACTGGTATCCTATTGAATAGCACAATGGCTATTCAGTTCAACGATGCAAGTCAATCTATCAATGCGCCTACTAATGCTATTCTAGATATTAATGCTACCGATGAGATTGAACTGAACGCAACTTTGTTAGATGTTAATGCGAACATAAACGCAAGTGGAACATACACTGGTGCTGGTCTTATGACCACTGGTGGTAGCATTATTATTCCTAATGCTGGAACGATTGGTTCTGCTTCAGACACTGACGCAATCTCAATCTCCTCTGGTGGTGTAGTTGCAGTTACTGCAACGACTGCTTCTAGTGCTGTTAACAACGGAGCACTAACTGTTGCTGGTGGTGCGGGTATTGCTGGCGACTTGTCTATCGGTGATGATTTAAGATTCCTTTCTGATGCTGCTGTAGTTTCGTTTGGCACTAATTCTGAAATCACATTGGCTCATGTCCATAATGTTGGACTTACACTAACCCATGTTACTGCTGGTGATAATCTACCAATCGTTCTTCAACTGAAATCTGAAGAAGATGAGATTCTAGCAAATGAGGTTATTGCTTCGCTAGAATTTGCCGCTGGGGACTCAGATGGTACAGATGGTGCTACAGTCGCAGCGGGTATTCATGCGATTGCTGAAGGAACATTTAGCGCAAGCGCAAATGCAACCAAGTTAGTATTTACAACAGGCGTGTCTGAAACTGCTGCCTCTAGCGCAACTGCTAAAGCAACATTAAGTTCAATCGGTGACTTGCAAGTTGCTGGTGACTTGGTTGTTAAGGATGGTGGTCTTATCGGTTCTGCCAGTGACTTGGATGCATTAAGCATTTCTTCTGGTGGTGTGGTTAACTTTACTGCTAGGCCTACCTTTGCTGCTTCTTTGACAATCCAAGACGGTGGTTCATTAGGTTCTGCTAGTGATCCTAATGCTGTTACGATTAGTTCTGCTGGTGTAGTTGCAGTTACTGCAACGACTGCTTCTAGTGCCAATAATAACGGAGCACTAACGGTTGCTGGTGGTGCTGGCATCGCTGGCGACTTGTTTGTTGGAGATAATGTAGATATTACTGGCAATTTAGTTGTAGATGGTACTGCTACTTTTGCTGGCAGTGGTAATTTTACGGTCAATAATTCTATTGTTACAACATTGAGTGTTGTTGGCAACACAGATATCGGTAACGCTACTTCTGATACAGTTACGATTACAGCAAGAGTTGATAGTGACGTTGTTCCATCATCGGATTCTGCACGAACTCTTGGCACGGACGCCCTTCGTTGGACACACGTTTATGCTGATAATGTTCACGGCATTGGCACAACACTCACAGCATTAAATGCTAGTAATATCTCGGATGGCACTATTGCTGACGCTAGACTACCAGCATCAATTTCGTCTAACATTACAGGCAATGCTGCAACAGCAACAACACTTACAAGTCTCACTACAACAGTTACAGAACTGAATAAAGTTGATGGTGGTACTGCTGCGTCTTCAATCACTGCCGCTGGCGCAGATAGAGTTGTATACAACGATGCTGGTGCAATGAAGCAAGTTGCACTAACAACTCTTGATACATATTTCAGCGGCACAACAAAAACACTAACGAATAAAACACTTACTTCACCTTCTATTGGCACAGGCTTTACTTTTGACGGTATTACGTTTACTACTGCTCAAACAAGCGCTGAGACTTTCGCTGATAATGATACATCGTTGATGACCGCTGCCGCTATTGATGACCGTGCAGCAGTAGTAGCACAAGCAACAATTGACGCTGATAGCACTCTCATGCAACTTACCGCCGCGGCGGTGAAAACTGCCGGCGATTTAACGTTCAATGATAGTGTTGCTATCAATCTTGGTACAGGCGCTGATACTGAAATCTTTCATAGTGGTTCACATCTATACGCTGATATCAACACTGGTAACTTCTATATTCGTGACGGCACTGATAGTAATGCTACTGCATTAACATTCGCACCAACAACTGGTGCATTAACACTCTGGAATAATGATGCTAGTGATGATGGACCAACACTAACACTAAGGCATAATAGTGCATCTCCTGCTGCGACTGATGAAGTTGGACAAATATTCTTTCAGGCTGATAATGCTGCTGGTACAAATCACAGCTACGCTTATCTTGATGGTAGAATTGTTGATCCAACAACTGATAGTGAAGACGGTAGTCTAACAATCTATACTGTAACAGCAGGCACTAATAGAGCAACAATCAAAGCAGATTCCGGTGTTGCATATCTTTATAATGGTAGTAGCGTTAAACTCGCTACTGCTTCTGGTGGCGTAACGATTACAGGCACAGCGACCGCAACAACGTTTAGTGGAGCATTTAGTGGTTCTGGCGCTTCAATCACAGCATTAAACGCAAGCAATATTTCATCTGGCACTATTGCTGACGCTAGATTACCAACCACTGCTGTTAAAACGACTGGTAATCAAACTATTGCTGGAACTAAGACATTCTCATCAACGATTGCTGGGAGTATTACAGGTAGTGCTGCTACGCTAACAACTGCTAGAACAATTGGTGGAACCTCATTTAATGGTAGTGCTAATATTGCTGTAGCACTTGCTGCAACTGCAACTACGCTTGCGACTGCGAGAACAATTGGCGGCGTATCATTTAACGGTAGTGCTAATATAAATCTACCGGGCGTAAATGCTGCTGGTAACCAAAGTACATCAGGCAATGCTGCCACTGTAACAAACGGCGTCTATACTACCGGTAATCAGACAATCGCAGGCAACAAAACATTCTCTGATACAACAGACTTTAATGGTGCAGTTACATTAGATGGTGCTACAACATCCTCAACTTCATTTATAGTTGATGGTGGTTATATGAAGTTTGATGACGGTCTTAGCCTCCGCTTTGGTAGCGACAGTGATGCTGAAATCTATCATAATGGTTCACATCTATACGCTGATATCAACACTGGTAACTTCTATATTCGTGACGGCACTGATAGTAATGCTACTGCATTTACATTCATACCATCAACTGGTTCATTAACAGTCTATAATAATGACTCTGGCGCCCAAGGCCCTGACCTAATACTAAAGAATGATAGTGCATCTCCTGCTTCTAATGATGAAACTGGACAAATATTCTTTCAGGCTGATAATGCTGCTGGTACAAATCACAGCTACGCTTCCATTCAAGGTCTAATCTCAGACCCAACAACTGATAGTGAAGACGGTATTCTAACAATCTATACTGTAACAGCAGGCACTAATAGAGCAACAATCAAAGCAGCTTCCGGTGTTGCGACACTCTACAACGCAGGTAATGCTAAACTCGCTACTGCTTCTGGCGGTGTAACGATTACAGGCACAGCAACAGCGACAATATTCGCTGGTTCTGGCGCTTCACTCACATCATTAAACGCAAGCAATATTTCATCTGGCACACTTGCAAGTGCTAGAATTGCTGATAGTGCTGTAACTAGTGCTAAACTTGGTGCTGATGCTGTAACTGGTGCTAAGATTGCTGATAATGCAATTAACTCTGAGCATTACACAGACGGTAGTATTGACCTTGCTCATATGTCTGCTAATTCAGTTGACAGCAACCAGTATGTAGATGGCAGTATTGACCTTGTTCATATGTCTGTTAATTCAGTTGACAGCAATCAGTATGTGGACGGTAGTATTGATCTTGCTCATATGTCTGCTAATTCAGTTGACAGCAACCAGTATGTAGATGGTAGTATTGATAAAGTTCATCTTGCCGCTGATATCGTTGATGGAACTAAGATTGCCGATAATGCAATTGGTGCAGAACACATAGCTGCTAATGCTGTTGGTGCAAGCGAGATAGCTGCTGATGCTGTTGGAGCAAGCGAGTTAAATGTTAGTGGTAATGGTTCATCTACACAGTTCTTGAGATCAGATGGTGATGGCTCGTTTACTTGGATAACGCCGACTGATACTGGTATTACATCTGTATCAGTTGCAACTAGTGGTTCCGGTAACGTGGTGACGGGGCTATCTGTTAGTATTTCAGGTCGTGCATTAACCATAACCCAGACAAAGGGCACCGTGTCAGCTTCTGGTCATAGTCACGGCGATGGCGATGGCGAGAACTAGTCCCTAACTAAAAACAGACTAATAAATACAACAAAAGAAAAGGTATGTAGAATATGGCTACCAAGTCTAACCTTATCATAGACCAGGGATCAGATTATTCTGTCACTATATCGCCTACAAACTCTGCGGGCGCTGTAATGACATTGACCAGTTACACTGGTCGTGCGGCTATGAGAAAAAGTGTTACGTCTTCTACTAGCAAAGATTTTACAGTTGCAATCGACGCTTCAGCGAGTGAGGTAACTCTCTCAATGACTTCTGCTTACACTGCAAACATCGCTGCTGGCAGATATCTTTATGACGTTGAAGTTGTATCTCCAACAAGCGTGGTCACAAGAGTTCTACAAGGTATTGTTACAATATCACCAGAAATTACTAGGTAGAAAAATGGCAATATAGGGTTATTAAACGATGCCAGGAATAGTTAGAACAAACGTAGATGACCATATAGGGCACGCATCTCCAAGCCCTAACCCCTTTCATAGGACATCATACGAAGAGGGTTCGTCTAGCGTATATGTTAATGGTGAAAAAGCAGTTAGGATTGGAGATAAGACTTATTGTGGTGACCCAGCAACAGGAGGCTCTCCTTCTGTTTTTATAAATAATATTGCTGTACATAGAACAACTGATCCGACGGGCGGTCATGGTACTTGGCCAGGAAATTCCGCTGCTACAGGTTCAACAACAGTATACGCAAATGGCGTAGGTAGCGACTCCGGTGGCTAATCCAAATTACGCATCACTACTTGCACAAATTGCGGCTGAGACGGATGCTACAGCAAAACAAGCATTGATTGCTCAGTGTTATATATTTAATGAACCACTTACTGATGCGGAAAAAGAATTATTTAATTATACGACCAGTGATTATGTTGAAAATAATCCGGGTATTGCTGGAAATTCTTTTGCTAGTTATGTCGGCATATATATTAGCGATACAGGCGAACTTAGCGGAGAATAAATTTAATGGCGATTACACTTAGAGCAACAAAAGGTTCAGCGCTTACTTATGCCGAATTAGACGAAAATTTCACAACTCTAGCATCTAGCGCTGTTAACGATTTGTCTGATGCTATTACTAATTCAAGCGGTAAAACAATTGGTATAGGCACGGGCGCTCTAACTAATGATGATGGTTCAACAAATCAAAATACGGCTTTAGGTTACAAAGCTGGCGAAGATGTTACTACGGGGTTTGGCAACTTATTTGCTGGCTATGCTCCAGGCCTTAACGCAACTACTGCTGATTATACTGTCGCTATTGGATTTCAAGCGATTGGCTTAGGCGTTCTAACTGGCCACCATAACATTGCTCTAGGTTATCAAGCTGGCTACGATTTAACTAGTGGCACATATAACGTATTTGCTGGCTATCAAGCAGGCGCTAACGCAACAACAGGAGCCGACAACGTTATTCTCGGCCCGAACGCCGGTGATGCGCTAACCACGGGCAGCAATAACATCATCATTGGTCACGATGCGGCAGCATCAGCAGTGGGTGTGTCCAACGAGATTACGCTAGGCCACACAGCCATTACCAAGTTTAGGATTCCTGGACTCAACTTTATAGTCAAAGACAGTACCGCAACAGATAATTACGTCCTTACTGTAGACTCCAGCGGCGAAGCTGGATGGGAAGCGCCTGCAACTGCTGGCGACATTACTGGCGTAACTGCTGGGACTGGATTGAGTGGTGGTGGTGCATCTGGTACTGTAACGTTAAGCATTACAGCTAGAAATATTGGCGGCGTTTCATTCGATGGTAGTGCAAATATTGATCTGCCCGGCGTTAATGCTGCTGGTAATCAAAACACAAGCGGAACTGCTGCTCTCGCAACTCTTGCTACAGTTACAGATAGCACTACAAATGCGAATTATCCTGTAGTCTTCCACAATGAGTCAAATGCATTGTTGGACGATACGGGCGCATTACGTTACAATCCAAGTACAGGAACACTGCTCGTACCAAATCTTGCTGTAGCAGGAACAACAACAACTGTTGACACTGTTACGATGAATGCAGCAAATGCTATCATATTCGAAGGTGCGACTCCTAATGAATACGAAACAACACTTACAATCACAGACCCAACTGCTGATCGTACTATCACATTGCCAAATGCAACGGGCACAATCGCATTAACTTCTAGTGCTATCACAGGTAATGCTGCAACTGCTACCATATTAGAGACTGCTAGGACTATCGGTGGCGTATCATTCAATGGTTCTGCAAATATCAATCTACCCGGCGTCAATACTGCTGGTAACCAAAATACTTCTGGTTCTGCTGCAACTCTAACGACTGCTAGGACCATTGGTGGAACCTCATTTAACGGCAGTGCTAACATTGCGGTAGCACTTGCTGCAACAGCAACTACACTCGCAACAGCTAGGACTATTGGTGGCGTATCATTCAATGGTAGCGCTAACATTAATCTACCCGGCGTCAATGCTGCTGGTAACCAAAATACTTCAGGAAGTGCTGCTACCTTAACAACAGCTAGAACAATTGGTGGAACCTCATTTGACGGTTCTGCTAACATTGATGTTGCACTAGCTACACTTGCAACAACGGTTACAATAACAGATAACGAATCTACGAACGAAAGTAATGCTCTTATCTTCACTGCTGGTGGCGATGTTGATGGTGGTAATCTTGGACTAGAATCTGATGGAACATTAACATACAATCCAAGTACTGGTAAAGTAACTGCTACAGGATTTGTTGGTACATTAACTGGTGAGGTTACAGGTAATGCTGCAACCGCAACAGCACTTGCGACTGCTAGAACTATCGGTGGAACTTCTTTTGATGGAACCGCTAATATTGCGGTAGCACTATCTGCAACAACAACTGCACTTGCAACAGCTAGAACTATTGGTGGAACATCATTTGATGGCACTGGTAATATTGCGATAGCACTTGCGGCAACATCAACTGCACTTGCGACTGCGAGAACAATTGGCGGTGTTTCGTTTGACGGTACTGGAAACATAAATTTACCAGGCGTCAATACTGCTGGTAATCAAGCAACTTCAGGTAATGCTGCAACAGTCACTAATGGTGTATACACTTCACGAACATTGACTGCTGGTACTGGGTTAACTGGTGGTGGCACACTTGGTGCTAATAGAACATTCGCTATTGACTCTACTGTTGCGACCCTTACTGGTAGTCAAACACTTACCAATAAGACTTTGACTTCACCATCAATCGGTACTGGATTTACTTTTGATAGTATAACGTTCACTACTGCTCAAACTTCAGCAGAATCATTCGCTGATAATGATACATCGTTGATGACCTCTGCCGCTATTGATGATAGAATCAATGCTGGTACTGGTGCATTAGCTATTAATGATCTGTCCGACGCCAAAACACTAGATAGTGGTAAAACAATTGGTCTAGGCACTGATGCTTTAGCTAATGATGATGGTTCGGACAACTATAACACCGCATTAGGTTATAAAGCTGGTGAAGACATTACTTCAGGCACTGGTGGTGTATTTGTTGGGTACGAAGCAGGATTACAAGCCACTACATCAAACTATCCTATTGCTATCGGCTATGAAGCAATTGGTGTAGGCGTTATGACTGGTACTGATAACATCGCTATTGGCCGTCAAGTTGGCAACGATTTAACTAGTGGTGCATATAACGTCTTCCAAGGCTATCGAGCAGGCTATAATGCAACTACTGCTAACTATACTGTCGCTATTGGTTACAGTGCTATTGGCTTAGGTGTCCTAACTGGTGCTGACAATATCGCTATTGGTCACCAGGCTGGCTATGATTTAACTAGTGGTACATATAACGTCTTCCAAGGCTATCGAGCAGGTTATAACGCAACTACTTCTAATGATACTATCGCTATTGGCAGAAATGCAATTGGCTTAGGTGTTCTAACTGGCGACCATAACATTGCTATTGGACGTTCTGCTGCCTATGATTTAACCAGTGGTACGCATAACGTCTTCCAAGGTTATGCAGCAGGCTTTAACGCAACTAGTGCTCATTATACTATCGCTATTGGCACAAACGCAATTGGCTTAGGCGTTCTTACTGGTAATTATAATATTGCTCTTGGACGTGATGCTGGCAAAGATTTAACCAGTGGTGCTGCCAACATCTTCCAAGGCTATGCAGCAGGCTTTAACGCAACTACTGCTACCTATACTGTCGCTATTGGTTACACTGCTATTGGCTTAGGCGTTCTTACTGGTAGTTATAATATTGCTCTTGGACGTTATGCTGGCTATGATTTAACCAGTGGTGCTGCCAACATCTTCCAAGGCTATGCAGCAGGCTATAACGCAACTACTGCTGATTATACTATCGCTATTGGATACCAGACAATTGGCTTAGGCGTTCTTACTGGTGATTATAATATCGCTATTGGACGTTATGCTGGCTATGATTTAACCAGTGGTGCGCATAACGTCTTCCAAGGCTATGCAGCAGGCTATAACGCAACTACTGGTTCGCAGAATGTAGCTATTGGTAGAGAAGCAATTGGCGCAGGTGTTCTAACTGGTAGTGATAATATCGCTCTAGGCTATCTAGCAGGCGCTAACGCAACTACTGCTATTAATACTGTAGCTATTGGTAAAGAAGCAATTAGCGCAGGTGTTCTAACTGGTGCTGATAATATCGCTATTGGTTTAGTAGCAGCCAGGAACGCAACTACTGCTACTAATACTGTAGCTATTGGTAGAGAAGCAATTGGCGCAGGCGTTCTAACTGGTGCTGGTAATGTCGCTATTGGCAGTCAAGCTGGCGAAGATTTGACCAGCGGGCATAATAACGTATTTGCTGGCGTGCTCGCTGCCCGTAACGCAACTACTGCTAACTATACTGTCGCTATTGGCAGAGATGCAATTGGCTTAGGTGTCCTAACTGGCGACAATAACATTGCTCTAGGTTTTCAAGCTGGCTACGATTTAACCAGCGGCACTACAAACGTCTTCCAAGGCTATCAAGCAGGCGCTAACGCAACTACTGGTAGTCATAATGTCGCTATTGGTTACGGTGCAATTAGCGCAGGTGTCCTTACTGGTAGTTATAATATCGCTATTGGACGTTTGGCTGGCAACGATTTAACTGATGGTGCGCATAACGTCTTCCAAGGCTATAATGCAGGCGGTAACGTAACTGGTGGTGATTATAATTTCGGTGTTGGATATTCAGCACTGGGCTTAGGCGTTCTTACTGGCACTTATAATATTGGTATTGGACAAGAGACTGGTAGTATTTTAACTACCGGAAGCCATCACATATTACTTGGCTATAGAGCAGGCTATAAGTTAACTACCACTCACGGTAATAACTTCCAAGGCCATTCAGTAGGCATTAACGCAACTAGTGCTGAGTATAATGTCGCTATTGGTTACACTGCTATTGGCTTAGGCGTTCTTACTGGTGATTATAATGTCGCTATTGGTTATCAAGCCGGTTACGATTTAACCAGCGGAGCAGTAAACGTTATAATGGGCTATCAAGCAGGTTCTAACGTTACAACCGGTAGCAACAATACTATTCTCGGCACGAACGCCGGTGACGCACTGACGACCGGAAGCAACAATACCCTCATTGGTCACGATGCGGCAGCATCGGCAGTGGACGTCAGCAATGAAATTACTCTGGGTGACGCTAATATTTCAGCAATTCGTGCTCAAGTCACAAGCATTTCTGCATTGTCAGATCGTAGAGATAAAACAGACATCAAAGAACTTCCGTTTGGTCTTGACTTCATCAACAAATTAAATCCTGTTCAGTTTGCATGGAACATGAGAGACGGAGCTAAAGTAGGACAGAAAGAGACTGGGTTTATAGCACAAGAATTGGATCAAGCACAGCAAGATGCAGGCATTGAAGATGTTTTGAACCTTGTGTTAAAAACAAACCCAGACAGATTGGAAGCTGCTCCTGGCAAACTTCTTCCAGTTGCTATTAAAGCTATTCAAGAATTATCTACTCAAATTGAGGAACTCAAATCTCAAATTGCCACTTTAACTAAAAGCTTATGATACATAATGAATTCTTATAAATAAAAAGAAAATAACAGGAGTCTTGCATGGCACAGCCAACTACAAAACCAGAATTCAAAGAGTGGTGCCTCAGAAAGCTAGGTAAGCCTGTGATTGAAATTAACGTAGACGATGACCAAGTTGATGATCGTATTGATGAGTCATTCTCATACTATTGGGACTATCATTTCGATGGTACAGAAAAGACGTTTCTAAAACACGCTCTCACTTCTACTGATATTACAAACAAGTATATTACTATCGCAGAAAACATTATTGGTGTAGTGAATATTTTTGATATTGGCGACTCTCTTTCTGTCAATAATCTATTCAACATTCGCTATCAGTTTGCTCTCAACGATATGTATAATATGAGTTCATATAGACTTCAAGAATATATGATGGCAATGCAACATATTCAGTTCATTGAAGAGATGCTTGTTGGTAAGCAGCCTATTCGCTACAATCGACACATCAACCGTCTTCATATTGATATGGATTGGGCAAAAGTAAATGCTGGGGATTTTGTTGTTGCAGAATGCTACCAGATTGTAGACCCAGCAACATATAGTGATGTTTACAAAGACCGTTGGCTACAGAATTATGCCACAGCAAAGATTAAATATCAGTGGGGGTCAAACCTCACAAAGTTCAATGGAATGCAACTACCGGGTGGCGTAACATTCAACGGTGAACAAATTCTTTCTGATGCACGAGAAGAGATTCAGCGTCTCGAAGAAGATATGACTACTTCTTATTCCTTACCCGTACATGATATGACAGGATAAGATTTATGCCAACCTCAGTATATTTTAATAACTTTGAGTCTTCTATGGAGCAGTATCTCATAGAAGATTTGGTTATTGAGTCAATCAAATTACACGGGCATGATATCTATTACATCACAAGAACTGCTGGTGCAGTAGATGATATTCTAAACGAAGATGACCTCTCTGAATTCAAGAGAGCAGACTTCATTGATATGTACATCAAGAACTTTGATGGGTTTGAAGGCGAAGGCGACTTCTTATCGAAGTTTGGTTTAGAGATTCGTGATGAGATGACATTGACGATTGCTAAAAGAACATTTGAACTTGACGTAGCATCATATACTGCGAACGATAGACCACTTGAAGGTGACTTGATTTATTTCCCACTCAACAAGAAGATGTTTGAGGTTAAGTTTGTTGAGCATGAGCCAGTGTTTTATCAGATGGGCGCTCTACAGATGTACGATTTAAGATGTGAAATGTTTGAATATTCACAAGAGACTTTCAGCACAGGTGTATCCGAGATTGATACGCTCTTTGCTGGTTACGAAACAACTTCTAATACATCTATTGAGTACTTGGAATCCCAAGACCCATTTGCTGATAACAGCACGATTGAGACAGCAGCGGATGGTATCATCGATTTCTCTGAAGCTGATCCTTTCTCTGAAGGAGGTAGGTTCTAATGTTTGGACATAGCTTTTATCACGGCACTCTTCGTAGATATGTCACTGTGTTTGGCACTCTATTCAACGAGATTTTAATCTCTCGTGAAAATAACAGTAGCGTAACTAAAAAGCAGTTTCGTGTGCCTATAGCTTATGGTCCAATGCAGAAATTTCTTGCAAGACTTGAGGGCGACTCAAGTTTAACTAATGCCGCAGCAATCTCATTGCCTCGTATATCATTCGAGATGACGAATGTCTCATACGACCCAGAGCGTAGATTGACTGGTAGAATTCGTAACACAAAATCAGTATCCGCTAACAATCAAATTTTAACAACTCAGTTTGCGCCAGCACCATATAATATGGACTTTACGCTGTCCATTATGGCAAAGTATTCTGAAGATGGTACTAAAATTTTAGAACAGATTCTTCCATTCTTCAAACCAGAGTGGACTGCTTCTGTCAAACTTGTTGATGCTTTAGATGAATATTTTGACATACCCACAATCATGAATTCTGTCAGTAGTGAAGAAGTGTATGACGGGGATTTTAATACAAGACGAGTTGTGATTTGGACATTAACCTTCACAATGAAGGGCTACTTCTTTGGTCCAGTCACGACTAAGAAAATCATCAAGTTTGCTAATGTCAACTTCTATAGTCAGTTTGCAAACGGTGATTATTCTAACAGTTCAATGCAAAGCGTCAAGGTATATCCAGGCTTACTAGCAAATGGTGACCCAGCAGGATTCGTTTCAAGTCAAACAGTTCGTGCTACAGCAAACGCACAGATTACTGGTGATAGTGTATCGTCGTTTGAAGTTATTACTAATGGTATTGGCTACAACAGCGCTACTGTTACAATCGCTGCTCCTGATTCGGGCAGTAATACAGCAACAGCAAGTGCTAATGTTGTAAATGATGGTGTTCGTGAACTGACTATCACAAGTGCTGGTTCTGGTTATGCATCATCACCAACAGTGACGATTTCAGTACCTGATAATGAATCAGTTGCTCATACCGAAATCAACAAAGATGATAACTGGGCATACGTTGTTATTATAGAGGATAGTTAATATGGACGATGAAACTATCACAACTGCTTTGGGTTTAGAACCAGTAAAGCGTGAAAGCGTTTCTGTTATTGTTCCTAAAAAGACAGATAATGATATTGAAAACGATTTCAAATACACAAGAGAAAATTTGTATTCTGTCATTGAACAGGGCAATCATGCACTTGAGCAAATGATAGATGTTGCTCGTGCTTCAGAGCATCCAAGAGCGTATGAAGTTGTTTCCACATTGATGACCACTCTTGTTAATGCTAACAAAGACCTTCTTGATCTTTCTAAAAAGAAACAAGAACTCGCTCCTAAAGAAGACTTTGGACCACAGACAGTTAATAACAATTTGTTTGTAGGTTCAACGGCAGATTTACAAAAAGCGTTGAAAGAATTATAATGGAAAGAGGTTATTTGGGGAATGTCAACCTCAAAAGAAAAGACACTCGGATTGAATGGTCACAAGAACTTGTAGCCGAGTATGTTAAATGTAGTAAGGACATTGCTTATTTTGCAGAAAAATATATTCAAATTGTTCATGTAGACCGTGGGCTAATTCCTATTGTACTTTACGACTATCAAAAAGACATTATTAACAAATCAGAAAAATCTAGAAACGTCGTCGTCAATACATCAAGACAGGCGGGCAAAACTACTACAGCAGTTGTACTCATTCTTCATTACATTCTATTCAATGGGCACAAGACTGTAGCATTACTCGCTAATAAAGGTGATGCTGCTAGAGAGATTCTTGACCGTATTAAGATTGCATTTGAAGCATTACCAAAATGGATTCAACAAGGTGTAGTTGAGTGGAACAAAGGCTCTGTTGAATTTGAAAATGGATGTAAGATTATTGCCACTGCAACAAGCAGTAGCGCTATTCGTGGTAAGTCTGTATCATATCTCTATATTGATGAAACAGCATTCGTAGAGAATTGGGACTCATTTTTCGCTTCGGTGTTTCCAACAATTTCATCTGGCATTACTACAAAAATTCTACTGACTTCTACACCAAACGGACTCAATCATTTCTATAAGACTTTTCAGGGTGCGAAAGAAGATCGCAACGGATATGCTTTTGTAGAAGTGCCGTGGTATAAAGTGCCTGGTAGAGGTGAAAAATGGAAGAAAGAAACTCTTGCTTCTATGGACTTTGATACACAAAAGTTTTCACAGGAATTTTGTTGCGAGTTTCTTGGTAGTTCTGGTACATTAATCGATGGATCTAAACTGCAACAATTGTTTCATAAAAACCCCATTCAAGATCAAGCGGGTATTAAAGTATATGAACAACCAGAAAAAGACAGAATATATACGTGTGTCGTTGATGTGTCAAGAGGTAAAGGATTAGATTATTCGGCGTTTCAAGTTATAGATGTTACATCAATGCCTTATAAACAAGTGTGCATATATAGAGACAGTCTTGTTACTCCAATAGAATACACTGAAACTATACATAGAATAGTAACATATTATAATGATGCACACACACTCATTGAAATAAACGATATTGGCGGGCAAGTTGCTGATTTATTATATTTTGAATATGAAGTCGAAAACTTAATAACAACAGAATCTGCTGGTAGATCAGGAAAAAGAGTATCAAGTGGATTTGGTGGTAAAAATATTGACAAAGGTATACGAACAACAAAATCTGTTAAATCTACTGGGTCTTCCATTCTCAAATTGATGATAGAGCAAGACCAAATTATAATTAACGATTTTGACACTATCAAAGAACTTTCTACATTCTCCAGAAAAGGTAATAGCTATGAGGCAGAATCAGGAAGTCACGATGATTTAGTTATGTGCTTAGTTCTTTTTGCTTGGTTATCCGCTCAACAATATTTTAATTCTATTACAGATATTAATACTATGACAAAATTGAGACAAAAAAGCGAAGAGCAAATGATGCAAGACCTTCTACCATTTGGATTTTACGACTCAGGTCATGATGACCAATCTCAAGACCTTGTTCCGACAACTGGAGAATGGTAGAACGAGCTTTAGCAACGCAGTAAAATATCGTTTTTTATAAATAATAAAAATAATCGGTAACCAGAATCTAAGATATCAAGGAGAAATGAACTATGCCATTTCAAGTAAGTCCAGGTGTTAACGTGTCAGAGATTGACCTCTCTACCGTAGTTCCTGCCGTATCAACAACAGAAGGTGTCATTGTTGGCGTTTTCACACAAGGTCAAGTAGAACAAACAACTCTTATCACGTCAGAAGAAGATTTGGTTATTCGTTATGGTAAACCAACCGTAAATAACTATGAAACATTCTTAACTGCTGCCAACTTCCTGTCATACGGTAACAAGCTATATGTTACTCGTGTCACAGCCGCAGATGCTGTAACTGCTTCTTCTTCTGGTAACACGACAATCCTCATCGAAACACGCACAGAAGCGGAAGCGCTTACTGGTCAAGGCGTATTCGTCGCTCAATCTGCTGGTACGTGGGGTAACAACCTAGAAACTTCTGTGTGCTTTGATGCTGCTGACTTCTCTGAAGCAATCACTCTTGCGACTGGACTACAAACGGGCAATACAACAGTTGGATGTGCTAATACGCAATTGGATACCGCTGTTGCGGGTTCTAACGGCACTACAAATCTAGCTGCTGGTGATGTTCTTCGTGTTGGTAGTTCAACTATTGGATTTCAAGATTTGACTGTTGTATCAACAGCGCTTGCTGGCGGTGCTGCTACTATCACTTTTGCTCCTGCATATCGTCTATCAGACACATCACCAACAACAGCAACTCGTAAATGGGCATACTATCTAAACGTTGATGGCGCTCCTACTGGTTCTAACGCACATATCGTCGTTGTTGACGAAGATGGCGGCATCTCAGGTACAGCTAACACAATCCTCGAAGTATACTCTGATGTTAGCGTAACAGATGGCGACTTAGATGACCAAGGCAGCTCTATTTACTACAAAGATGTAGTCAACGAACGTTCAAGCTACGTTTGGGCAACTGCTGTTGCACTTGCTGATAGTGCCAACTACATATCATTCTCAAATGGTTCTGAAGGCACTAACGGTACTGAATCATTAATTGCTCTTTCAAGGCTCGCTAGAGGTATTGACCTTTATCAGAATGCTGAAGAGATTGATATCTCTCTCTTCCTCGCAGGTAAAGCTAATACAACGACTGCTAACTATATCATCGATAATGTCGCTGAAAATCGTAAAGATTGTGTCGTATTCATCTCACCAGAACGCACTGACGTTGTTGAGCAAGCAATTGGTGCTGAACTTGATCAAGTTCTAGCATTCGAAGCTGCTCTAACTCAATCTTCATATGCTGTTGTTGACTCTGGTTACAAATATCAGTATGACAAATATAACGATAAGTTCCGATATGTGCCACTTAACGGTGACATTGCTGGTCTTTGCGTTCGCACAGACACAACTCGTGACCCATGGTATTCGCCAGCAGGTTACAATCGTGGTATCATCAAGAACGTTGTTAAATTAGCATACAATCCTAAGAAAGGTGAACGAGATCAACTCTACAAAGCTGGCGTAAACCCAGTTATTACACAAGCTGGTCAGGGCACACTACTCTTTGGCGACAAGACACTACTTGCTAGACCAAGCGCATTTGACCGCATTAACGTTCGTCGTCTCTTTATTGTTCTTGAAAAAGCAATCGCTACTGCTGCTAAATATTCACTCTTCGAATTCAATGATGAGTTTACACGGGCACAGTTTCGAAATCTAGTTGAACCATTCCTCCGTGACGTTCAAGGTCGTCGTGGTATCTATGACTTCCGAGTTGTTTGTGATACATCGAACAATACTGGCGAAGTTATTGACCGTAACGAGTTTATTGGCGACATTTATATTAAGCCTGCTAGATCAATCAACTTCATTCAGTTGAACTTCGTTGCAGTTAGAACTGGCGTAGAGTTTGAAGAAATTGTAGGTAAGTTCTAATAACAAAACGAATAAATAGCATTAAACAAAGGAGTTATTAAATAATGGCTTTCAACATTCAAGAAATTAGAAGCCAACTGACACTTGGAGGAGCGAGAGCATCGCTCTTTCAAGTACAGATTTCTAATCCAGCAAATGGTGCCGGTGACATTAAAGTACCATTCATGGTCAAAGCAGCACAGATACCAGCATCTACCACAGGTGTGATTGAAGTGCCATACTTTGGTCGCAAGATTAAAGTTGCTGGTGATAGAACATTCGCTGAATGGACCGTCACTATCATCAACGATGAAGACTTTCTCATCCGTAACGCAATGGAACAGTGGTCAAACTCGATCAACTCTCACGCTGGTAATATTCGTGAGTTTGGTTCTGCTTCACCACTACTATACAAATCGAATGCTCAGATTACACAGTTCTCTAAGACTGGTGTTCCTATTCGTGAGTATACTTTCAACGGTATGTTCCCAACTGAAGTTTCCGCTATTGAAATGGCTTGGGAAACAACTGATGCGATTGAAGAATTCACAGTTACGTTCCAATATGATTTCTGGGAAGTTTCTGGTGGCATCACAGGCAACTCAACCGCCTAATATAAATAGATTTGTATGAGGGGACTGACATTTTCGGTCCCCTCCAATCTATAGGGGTATAATATCAGTATGGCAAATCTGTTCGGTTTTGAAATTAAAAGAAAAAGTGATAATACAAAAGACATTAAGTCATTTGCTCCCGCAACAGATGACGAAGGTTCTTTAGTTGTAGCTGCTGGTGGTGCTTATGGCACATATGTTGATTTAGAAGGTGGCGCTAAAAACGAAGCAGAGCTTGTCACAAAATATCGCAATATGGTTCAACAACCCGAAGTTCAAAAAGCAGTTGAAGATATTGTAAATGAAGCAGTTGTTGTAACTGATAACAAAAAAGTTGTCGAGTGCGTTACAGACGACTTAGACCAACCAGATTCGATTAAAAAAAGAATTCGTGAAGAGTTTGACGAAGTTATTCGCCTGTTAGATTTTTCCAATGTCGGCTACGATGTTTTTCAAAAATGGTATGTTGATGGTAGGCTCTACTATCATGCAATCATTGACGAAAATAATGTTCGTGAAGGCATTAAAGAGTTACGTTTTATTGATCCAAGAAAGATTCGTAAGATAAAAGAAGTTGAGAAGAAGCGTGAAGGCGAAACAGTAATACAAAAAACGAAGAATGAATACTATATCTTTAGTGACAAGGGATTTTCTGCACAGACAGCTTCTATCGGTTCTGCTGGTGGAATGGATGGCACGAAGGGTCTTAAAATTTCTAAAGATTCTATTGTTCACACCACATCTGGCATTTTAAACGAAAACAACTCGCTCGTTCTCTCTCATCTTCATAAGGCAATCAAGCCTATGAATCAATTGAGAATGCTTGAAGATGCTGCTGTTATCTATCGTATTTCTCGTGCGCCAGAGCGCCGTATTTTCTATATTGATGTTGGTAATCTACCTAAGATGAAGGCAGAGCAATATCTAAGAGATATGATGGCAAAACATAAGAACAGACTCGTTTATGATGCGACTACTGGCGAAGTTCGTGATGACCGTAAGTTCATGACGATGATGGAAGACTTCTGGCTTCCAAGAAGAGAAGGTGGTAAAGGTACAGAAATCACAACTCTTCCAGGTGGTCAAAATCTTGGTGAAATGGACGATATTTTATATTTTCAAAAGAGAGTGTTTCAATCGCTGAACGTGCCTATTTCAAGGCTTGAAACGGAGAGTGGGTTTGCTCTCGGTAGAGCTTCTGAAATCACGAGAGATGAAGTGAAGTTTTCTAAGTTCATCAATCGACTACGAAATCGATTCTCTATTCTATTCAATAAAATTCTTGAGAAGCAATTAATTCTGAAAGGTGTGATTGCACCAGAAGATTGGCCTAAGATTAAATCGGCTATTCGCTTCGACTTTATGCACGATAATCATTTTGAAGAATTGAAACAGGCTGAAATACTACAAAATAGACTACAGATTGTTGCTGATATTGACGAATATACTGGTAAATACTACTCTGAAAAATGGGTTCGTATGAACGTACTTCAACAATCAGAAGACGATATAAAAGACATTGATGAGCAAATTGCTATTGAAGCAAAAGCAAATGGTGATGATGACCTTGATGATGAAGGTGAAGAAGATGATGACCAGAGCGTCGAAGCAGAACCAAATGATGAAACAGAACAATCTTAATTGATATAAATATATGGAGTTGGTATGATGGTAGAAAATAATATAGTAGATTTGTTGAAACACGCTCACGAAAATCAACCAAACGATTTTCAAACCGCATTTCAAGACATAATGCAGGACAAGATTAGTGCTGCTATCGATGCTAAAAGAGAAGATATTGCACAGCAGATGATGAATGGTGCCGAAGAGGACGACTTTGATTTAAACGTTGATCTCGACGATGAACCAGACGTTGACAGCACAGAATACTAAAAAACAAATTATAAGGAACTCACAAATGCTATCCTTTAAAGATTTACAAGAACTGCTGGAGCCAAAAGCTGCTGGCGAAAAACGTTTCAAAGACAAGCACGTCGTTGGTATCGTTGACCATCCGCTAAACGATGCAGAAACTTTAAAGGGTACAAAAAAGTCTCCTGGTAAGAAGAAACGTATTGCTGATAGTGAAGAAGGTAAAGACGCTGCGGTTTATGAAGAAAATATTACTAAGTGTAAATGTGAAAACTGTGGATGTGAAGATTGTGAATGCGAAATGAATGAAGAATCATTACGAGCTACTTATGGCGAAAGCTGGAAAGCCGTAATGTTTGCAAAACAAATTTGTAATGAGAGTGTTATCGACAAGGTAAAAGAGATTGCCTCCAAGAAATCTGCTGCAAAGATTGATGGTGTTATGGTCGATTCTTTCACTGCATCTGCTATTTCGCAAATCTATGACAAGGTAAATGACGCAACCAAGAAGAAGATGGAAAAACTTCCTATTGTCAAACTTGCAACTGGGGCAATGAAAATGATGCAGAAGAATGAATATGTTCCAGAAGAAGTTGACCTTGATGAAGCATTAAATCCAAAAGATAAACAAGTTGTAGATGCGTTCTATAGTGGTAAATCTATGAATGGTAAAATGTTATCAACTGATGGAAAGAAGTTAGAGAAAACTGGAATGGGCGGCCAAACAATTGCATCTAAATCTGGTAGTAAGTTTAAGATTGTTGCAAAAATGGATAGTAGGTCTACTCAAGATGTAGTGAAATATATTGAAAAATCGTTTCCTAAAAATGTAATTGAAGAAGTTGACCTTGATGAAGCATCAAATGGGTTGCCGCCTCATCTTGCAAAGTTTCTTGATAAGAAAGGTAATTTAAACCCAGATGCTGCTAAAAGAATGGCAAAGGGTAAATCAAAAAAAGATGTTGCGTCACGCACTAAAGATGTAACTCCTAAAGGCTATGGCCCAAATGAAGAGTTAGAGGAAAGCGCAGCAGGTATTGCTAAACTCAAAAAAGCATATGAGCCAATGCGTGATAAGAAAATCAGTTTAGATAACGCTAAGAAGCTATCTGCCATTATGAATAAGTTTGCTGACAATAAAGCGATGCTTATTAAGTTGGTAAAAGCGGACATTCCTTTTGTAACTCAAAGTGCAGTTACAAAACTTATTACGAAGCACAACATGAAGGGTGCTGAGATTAATAAGATGATGAAGGAAGGTAACGCATTTGGAATGGCGCTAAAAGCAGCTAAAGAAAAGGGTGATAAAACTTTCGTAGTTGCTGGTAAGACATACGAAGTATACGAATCCGTTGACCTTGATGAAGCAGTTAATTTCAGCGCTACCGACATGAAACTTAAAGATGGTAGTACGGTAAAGGTTTCTAAAGATGATGCAGCAGCGCTCAATAATCTATATAAGTCGTTGAACCCTGCAAACACAAAGACAATGCTCGCTAAGTTTATGCAAGACAAGAAATCTAATAGTGAGATTCTTGCCTTTGCCAAGCAAGCAATGTAAGGGAGATAAATATGCCAGCAATCAAACTTATAGCAAATACAGTAGCAGTCACAGCTACTCATGCTGAAATCACAGATGGTAGATTTCAAAGAATTTACAATAGTAATACAACAGTCATTGCTAATGTTTCATTTGGAACAACCTCTTCAGCGGTTTCTACTATGATTACAGTAGGACCGGGGCATGTCGTACTTATCGACATTGGTGAACTTAGAAGCGGTGCTGCGGGCGATGGCGAAGTTTACGTTAGTTTAAATGCCGCTTGCGACCACGTTTTCAGAACACCAGTTTCTAACGGTTAGGGTAGGACAATGAAATTAATCTGCGAAATAAACGATGATGTTAAATACATCACAGAAGCTGCCGAAGAAGGTAAGCCAAAAAACTATTTCATTGAAGGCGTCTTCATGCAAGGCGACCTCAAAAATCGTAATGGGCGTGTCTATCCTTCTGAAGTTATTGCGAAAGAAGTGAAGAGATATAATAAAGAATTTGTAGAGAAAAAAAGAGCTTTTGGTGAACTCGGACATCCTGATGGACCAACCATCAACCTTGAGCGAGTGTCACATATGATTACTGACTTACATCAAGAGGGCTCAAACTTTGTTGGTAAAGCAAAGATTATGGATACTCCAATGGGTAAGGTAGTAAAGAATCTTATGGACGAAGGTGCAACACTTGGCGTATCATCTCGTGGCATGGGGTCAATTAAGCAAACAGGGAAAGGTATTATGGAAGTACAGGGCGATTTCATGCTCGCTACTGCTGGCGATATCGTCGCTGACCCATCTGCTCCTGATGCTTTCGTAAAGGGTATTATGGAAGGGTCAGAATGGTTTTATGATATCGCTTCTGGTAACTGGATGCGTGAACAAATGGTTGAACAGATTGTAGCAGAGACTAAAAAACTCTCTCCTCGTAAACTCGAAGAACAAAAGTTCAAAATATTTGCAAAATTCTTGAATAATATTTCAAAATAACATTTTTTATAAATAAACTAAATAACTAATAAACTCGAAGGAGACAACATATGTCAGATCAAGAAATTGATCAGTTAGACGAGTTGAAGGCATCTGCAAGTGATTCCGAAGTAATGGAATCGGCCGCAGTTAGTGTCAAGAAGCGTAAAGCTGATGAAGTAATTGCTGATGATTCCGATGATACGGTATCTGATAGCGAAACAAAAATAGGTGCCGATAACTCTATGAGCGAAGCAGTAGAAGAAATTTTTGGTGGTGAAGAACTATCAGAAGATTTTAAAGAAAAGGCTGCTGTTCTCTTTGAGGCAGTTGTTTTAGAAAAAGTTAATGCAGAAGTTTCTCGTTTAGAAGAAGAATTTAATTTCAAACTAGATGAGCAAGTAGAACTAGCTACAGAAGACCTCACTAAGAAGGTTGACTCATATCTAGATTACGTGTCAGAGCAGTGGATGGAAGCAAACGAACTTGCAGTGGAGAGTGGAATTCGCTCTGATATTGCAGAGTCGTTCATCTCTGGTCTTAAAGAACTTTTCTCAGAGCATCATATTGATGTTCCTGACGAAGAAGTCGATCTGGTCGCTGAAATGGCACAGAAGATCGAAGAGCTTGAAAAGAGCCTCAACGAACAGCTTGATACAAACATTGAGGTTTCCAAAGAGCTTGATGAAGCTAAGAAGTCGGACGTATTCGATGTTCTTTCAGAAGGACTAGCAGATACACAGACTGAAAAGCTGCGTTCGCTCACCGAAGGCCTAGAATATGTAGACCTTGATGATTACAGTCGTAAAGTTGAAATCATCAAAGAAAACTATTTTGGCAAATCAGCAATTGTTGAAGAGACGGACGAATTAGATCCAGTAAATGAGGAATCAGATGCGAAGTATGTTGACCCTCAGATGGCTCTCTATGCTAAATCCATCAGCAAGACTTTCAGAAATATCAAATAGTATAAATAGTTAAATAAATATTCTTAGTTAAGGAGAATCTTCTAAAATGTTAAATGAAGAACTAAACAACAAATGGCGTCCTATTCTGGAGCATCCAGACCTCGAAGCTATCACAGATAATCACAAAAGAGCAGTTACTGCTATTGTCCTAGAGAACACCGAAAAGGCTCTAAGAGAAAGCGCTGCTTGGTCACCTAATAGCCTACTGATGGAAGCCGCACCTGCCAACTCTATTGGTGATGGCGCTTCTGGTGGCGTTGCTTCTACCGACACTTACGATCCTGTGTTGATTAGCCTCGTTCGTCGTTCTATGCCTAATTTGATGGCATATGACATTTGTGGTGTTCAGCCAATGACCGGTCCTTCTGGGCTTATCTTTGCCATGAAGTCCATGTATGCTAACACGACAACTGTTACAACTGAAGCGCTGCACAGCGAAGCTGACACAGACTTCTCTGGCGCAGGTACACACGCTAATGCTCTCGGTGCTGGATCCGAAACGACTGGTGTTGGTGTTGCTACGGCTACAATGGAAGCTGAAGCTGCTTATGCTCAGATGGGCTTCGAAATCGACAAGGTTACTGTTACTGCCAAGTCTCGTGCGCTCAAAGCAGAGTACACTACTGAACTAGCACAAGATTTAAAGGCTATTCATGGTCTTGACGCTGAAACAGAACTTGCTAACATTCTTTCTGCTGAAATTCTTGCAGAAATCAATCGTGAAGTTGTTCGCACAATCTATCACACAGCCAAAGCTGGCGCTCAAACAAACACCGCTGCTGCTGGTACATTCAACCTAGACGTTGATGCTAACGGTCGTTGGAGTGTTGAAAAGTTCAAAGGTCTCATGTTCCAGATTGAACGTGAAGCTAATGAAATCGCAAAGCAGACCCGTCGTGGTAAAGGCAACGTTGTTGTTTGTTCTTCTGATGTTGCTTCTGCACTTCAGATGGCAGGCGTCCTCGACTATGCTCCTGCTCTCGCATCTAAGCTAAATGTAGATGACACAGGCAACACATTCGCTGGTGTCATTAATGGCCGCATGAAAGTCTACATCGACCCATATGCAGGCGCTAACTACATGATTGTTGGCTACAAGGGTTCTAGCGCATTCGATGCTGGCATCTTCTACTGCCCATATGTTCCATTGCAAATGGTTCGTGCGGTTGGTGAGAGTAGCTTCCAACCTAAGATTGGCTTCAAGACTCGTTACGGCATGGTTGCTAACCCATTTGCTACCTCAAATGGTGCAGGCGCTATCGACAACACAAGTCCTGCTGCTGGCGATCAAAACACATACTATCGCCGAGTTGCAATCACTAACATCATGTAATACCAAGAGTAGGGTTAACCTACCAAAAGACTGAAAAGGGAGAGCTTCGGCTCTCCCTTTTTTTGCGCATCAAATACGACTCTAGAGTCGTACGACTCTCTTTATCATATAAATATAATATAAGTGCTTCTCATCAAATGTCTAGCGCTTTTTTTTAATTTTTGAAAAAATATGGAGCAAACATGGCTCAAAACTTCCTTTCACCGATAGGGTTCAGATTCGTTCTGCAAAGAGCGCCTAATATTGAATATTATATACAATCGGCTTCAGTTCCGTCACTGACTGCTGGTTTTGCCACGGTAGCTACTCCATTCTCGAATCTCTCGTTCAGCCCAGATAAATTAGAATATGGCGATTTTAGCATCACATTTCGGGTTGATGAAAATATGACTAACTACCTAGAGATGCATGATTGGTTGATTGGTATAGCGTTTCCGGATAATTTCACACAGCATAAAAATCTAGTTACGAGAGAAGATGGCGACAATTCAGGCATTTTTTCAGATGCGACACTCACGATTTTGAACTCTACAAAAAATTCTAATATTGAAATAAATTTTGAAGACCTCATGCCAGCAAGTCTCTCTGAAATTGCGTTGGACGTAAAGGCAGTGGATGTAGTTTATTCTGAAGCCACAGTAAGTTTCAAATATAAAAGGTTTACAATAACCAATATATGATGTATAATATAATGAAGTATGGAGAGTACTATGATATTACATTATGTGTTTGACGTTGATGGTACATTAACACCAAGCAGAAGTTTGATGGATCAGGATTTTCAAACCTGGTTCTTTAATTTCTCTAATAAAAATAGCGTGTATCTAGTTACTGGCTCAGATAGAGTCAAAACAATCGAACAAATAGGTATTCCCACATATTTTGCTGCTAAGAGAGTATACAACTGCTCAGGTAATGAAGTATGGGAAGGCGACAGGGTTGTCAGTCAGAATAAAATGAAAGTATCTATAGAATTATTAAAGTCTCTCAAAGAGAAATCTGCGCAGAGCAAACATCTGACCAAAACAGGCAATCACATTGAACACCGCATGGGACTTATCAACTTCTCTACAGTTGGCAGGAACGCCAATCCTGAACAGAGATTAGAATACGTTAAATTCGATTTGGTACACAAAGAACGAAATCGAATTGCCGAAGAGTTATCACAAGAATTTACGCAATATCAATTTCAAGTTGCTGGTGATATTGGTATGGATATTACTGAGAAAGGTAAAGATAAGGGTCAGATAGTAAAAGATTTCGACAGCACTGAAGACAAACTCGTATTCTTTGGCGACACTACATATAAGGGTGGAAACGACTATCCACTAGCAAAAGCGATTGAAGACAACCAAATGGGGTATACACACCAAGTAAATGGTTGGAAACATACATGGGAGATTTTACAAGATGAAAGTGGGATTTACGGCATCAACATTTGACTTGTTACATTCTGGTCATATTATGATGTTACGAGAAGCTGCGAGTGTTTGTGACTATCTTATTTGTGGTCTACAAATTGATCCATCAAACGATAGAGCAAACAAAGACAAACCGGTACAAACCATTGTAGAAAGATATACACAACTAAGCGCAGTATCATACGTAGACGAAATTGTGCCATATGAATGGGAAAGTGATTTGGAAGATATTCTTCAGACATATCCAATCAACATTCGAATCTTGGGCGAAGAGTATAAGGATAAGTTATTCACTGGTAAAACGTTCTGCAAAACCAATGGCATTGAATTATATTACAATACTCGTAGACATAGATTTTCATCAACGGAATTGAGAGCCCGTATCGACAGTAAGATTAGTCTTGATATCAGTCGATTTTTAAAGGAAGATTAGATAATGAACATCGATGACATTCATGTTGAATGGGAAAAAGATACTGATATGAACCCTTCTAACTTAACTGAAGAAGCGAGAAAGATACCTAAGTTGCACGCCAAGTATTACAGATATTATACATACGAGCATAGTGTGCAACGCAAGATGGAAGCAGATTTAAAACGTCTCAAAGTGTTAAGAACAGAATGGCATGATGGGTCGATGGCAGAAGAAGACTTGAAAGAATATGGTTGGGAACCTAATCTCAAACGAACGCCAAAGGGTTATCAGAAAGACCTTCTAGAAGCAGACTCTTTCATTATCAAAATGAAACTAAAGATTGGCGATGCAACAGAGAAGGTGGACTTGTTAGAGAATATCATCAAATCGATTAACAATCGTGGATTTTTGATTACCAATATGATAAATTTTGAAAAGTTTAGAACTGGGGCAATCTAATGTAGGTCCTTACATCTTTTTTAGAATCTAAATACAAAAATAGTCAAGATTGGAGATAAATCAATGATTGTAACACAAACAGCACTAGATAAAATTGATGTGATACTAAATGGTATTCAATCGCAACCTGAAGATAGAGTATTTCGTGTTGAACTACAAGGAGGTGGTTGCACTGGATTCAAATACATTTTTGATGTGACAAATAGACAAGATGACGATGTTGACATAGGAGAGGGTGCTGTTACTGATTCTTTTAGTATGATGTATCTCCAAGATTCTACATTGGATTATCAATATACTCTATTTTCACAAAGTTTCGTAATTGATAATCCAAAAGTAAAATCGACTTGTGGATGTGGCGAAAGCATAGGATTTTAGCTAATTGAGTTTGCATATATATTATGTATGCTTAGTATAGTTGGAAATGGTGGGTATTTAAATTTTGATAGATACGGTTCATATTGAAAAGCACAATGAGGTATATCTTCGCATCGATGCTGAAGCGTCTGTGATTATGGAAATGTCTCAGTATTTTGAGTTTGATGTTCCCGGAGCGAAGTTTTCTCCTGCGTATCGCAATAAAATGTGGGACGGAAAAATACGACTGCTTAACAATATGACAAGACTGCTTTACGCTGGCCTATTACCTTATGTAGTATCGTTCTGTAATGATAGAAGCTATGAATGTGTCGTATCAGAAAAATGGAAACCAATAGCTAAATATGGCGAAAAATCTGGCTATGCTTTAGCAACCCTGGTCAAAGCACCATACGAATTAAGAGACTATCAGAATGAAGCGTTCGTAGAATGTTTAAACTCAGAGCGTAAGTTGCTTCTATCGCCTACTGGTAGTGGCAAATCTTTTATCATATATTTACTTACACAATGGCATATTGCGCAAGATAGAAGAATTCTTATCATTGTACCGACTACATCACTCGTTCACCAAATGGCATCAGACTTTGTTGAATACAACAATAATCAGCCAATGGACATACACAAGATTATGGCGGGTGCTGAGAAAGATATAGATAATAAGATAGTTGTTACAACATGGCAGTCGATTCATAAGCTAAAGAAGCCATGGTTTCAATCATATGATGTTGTGATTGGCGATGAAGCACATCTATTCAAAGCAAAATCCCTAACTAATATCCTATCTAAAATGGACGATTGTAGATATCGCTATGGTTTCACTGGCACACTTGACGGAACAACAACGCATAAATTAGTATTAGAGGGTTTATTCGGAACAGTAAAACAAGTTGTCAGTACATCAGAGTTGATGGATCAGAATATTCTAGCAGACCTTGAGATTAAGGGCATCGTATTAGAATATTCTGATGCTACAAGAAAGCTAATTCGTAACAAAACATATCAAGAAGAGATTGATTTTATTGTTACAAATGAAGCACGAAACAAGTTTATTCGCAATCTCGCATGGAGTCTAAAGGGTAATACACTCATACTCTTTCAGTTCGTTGAGAAGCATGGTAAGTTGTTACATCCAATGCTTCAATCAGGTGATAAAGAAGTTCATTTCGTATACGGTGGAGTCGATTCAAATGAGAGAGAAAATATTAGAAGGCTTGTTGAAGACAGTAGCGATACTATTATTCTTGCCAGTTATGGTACTTATTCTACTGGTATCAATATACGTAATCTGCATAATATTGTTTTTGCGTCTCCTTCAAAGTCTAGGATCCGTAATCTTCAATCTATCGGCCGAGGACTTAGAACTCATGAAAGCAAAGAGAAAGCCACCTTATACGATATTGTAGATGACTTGGCTTACAAAAAGAAGAGAAACTTTGCGTTAAAACACTTCATGGAGAGAGTAGATACATATTCAAAAGAGGGCTTTAAATTGAAACTGTACAACGTTGAAATAAAGGAATAAACATGCTATATGTGTTTAAACTTATAAGTGGTGAAGACATCTTCGCATTGGTAACAGACGAATCTGAAACAGGATATATCATTGAAGACCCTTGCACTGTTGTTTTCAATCCAAATGCTGGAGTAGCCATGAAGCATTGGATGAGCTTAGTTGTCAATAATACTACATATATATCTAAGGACAATATACTCAGTAATTTGGGTAAAGCAAACGAACTCGCTGAATACTACTATCATACATATATGTATGAGGCTAAGAAAGTCAATACTGCTGCTCTTGAATCTTACCACACTAGCGTTAACGAAACTGATTCTTTGGTTGATGATGTCTTCGAACAGTTGATAGCACCAGATAAGAATCGCTATAACTAATCATCTATTATTATCAATAAGCATAATGCTATTATACAGCATTTTAAAATAATGTCAATACTTTTATTAATAATAATTTAGGTTGACACACGTCACGTTTTAGTATATATTAATAGTAGTGAATATAAAAAGTGGAAAAGATTCAATGGCTAAAAGCAAGAATCAATATATCGACAATAAAAAGTTTTTTGAAGTGATGGTGGAATATCGTCAAGCCCGCATCGATGCTGAAGATTCGGGCGAATCCCGTCCGATTATTCCCGATTACATTGGGCGCTGCATGATAGACATCTCGACGAGGCTCGCATACAAACCTAACTTCATCAACTATCCATTTCGTGAAGAGATGGTCGCAGATGGCATTGAGAATGCTATTAGAGCGCTAAACAACTTTGACCCAGCGAAGTCTGCCAATCCCTTTGCGTATTTTACGCAAATCATTTACTATGCGTTCCTTCGAAGAATCGCAAAGGAGAAGACGCAGTTATACACAAAGCAGAAGATGTACACATCGATGGCGGTGATGGGCGAACTATATGATGATAGTTCTGGTGCAGACTTATCCAACAATCAAAGTTCGCAAGCTACTGATTATATGAACAACTTCGTTGAGGAATTTGAGAAAAATCTTGAGAAAAAGAAGATTCCTAAAATAAAAAAGAAGAGTGGTGTTGAGTTGTTTTATGATGATGAGGAAGAGAACGAAGAATGAAAATTGCTATCGTAACTGATACTCACTTCGGAGTCCGTAATGACAATCGTATTATTGCTGATCACATTAATTCTTTTTTTGACGAGCAGTTCTTTCCGTACATCGATACTCATAATATTGACCGTGTTATTCATCTTGGCGATGTGTGTGATCGTCGAAAGTATATTAATTTCGTCACTAGTTCCCAACTAGAAGAACATCTAATCAAACCTATTCACGAGCGTAATATCCCAACTGATATGATTATTGGCAATCATGACGTATATTTCAAAAACACGAATGAAATTAACAGTATGGGTCAGTTGTATGGGCATTCATTCTACAACTTTGGTTGTTACTGGGAGAAGCCTGTAGAGAGAAACTATGATGGTTTGAAGGTGCTACTTGTGCCGTGGATTTGCGATGAGAACTATGAAGTAACAATGAAAGCGATTGAGGAAACAGATGCTCAAATTCTTATGGGACATTTTGAGATACAAGGATTTGAAATGTATCGAGGTGCAGTTAACCATAACGGACTTGATAAAAATATTTTTAGTAAGTTTGATATGGTACTGTCTGGTCATTTCCATCATAAGTCTACCCACGGTAATATTTCGTATTTAGGTACTCCCTATCAAATGACTTGGAGTGACTATGATGATCCTCGTGGTTTTCATATTCTAGACACTAATACACGAGAGTTAGAGTTCATTCAAAATCCTCATTGCCTATTTCACAAGCTGTGGTATGATGACACGAATATGTCATTGAATGACATTGGAGATTTAAAATTCGAAAAAGAGTTGACAAATAGCTACGTAAAGGTTATAGTAAAGAACAAGTCTAATCCTTATTTGTTTGATTTATGGATGAACAAGCTAATTGATATGGGATGTGCTGATATCAAGACAGTTGAGGACCATATGAATCTTGATATTGTTGACGAGGACAATCTGATTGATGAGGCCGAAGACACTCTGACTATTCTAAACAAGTATGTTGATGGGCTAGAGATTCGTAATAATAAAGGTCGTGTGACCGATATTGTGGCATCATTATATACTGAGGCAGTGAATTTATGATTGAGTTTAAAACTATACGATATCAAAACATTCTATCAACTGGCAATGCTTTCACTACAATCTCACTCAACAGTCAAAAGACGACTCTGATTGTTGGTGAAAATGGCGCTGGTAAATCTACAATTCTAGATGCGCTTTCGTTTGCTCTCTATGGTAAGCCCTTTCGTAAGGTAAACAAACCACAGCTACTTAACAGTATCAATCAAAAAGACTTGCTTATTGAGTTAGACTTTAACATTGGGCGTGATGAATATATGATTCGTCGTGGCATCAAACCCAATATCTTTGAAGTATACAAGAATGCTAATCTTCTAAATCAGGATGGGGCAAACAAAGATTATCAGAGTCATCTTGAGCAGAACATCCTGAAGCTGAATTTCAAATCGTTTGGTCAGATTGTTGTGCTTGGTAGCAGCACTTTTGTTCCTTTCATGCAGCTACCAGCAGCACATCGTCGAGAAATTATTGAAGACCTTCTCGACATTCAAATTTTCACCAAGATGAACGTTCTGCTCAAGGAACGTATCACACAAAACAAGACCGATTTACAGAACATCAAATATCAAATTGATTTGACTACAGACCGCATTGCTTCTGCGAACAAGCATAACGATTCTATTTTGAAAATGAAACGAGCTGATGCTGAGAAGACTCAATCTCGTATTGAAGAGTTAATCAAAGACAATAGTATCCTTCTTGATGATGTAAAAGAGATGGAGATTTCAATTGGTGAATTGAAAAAATCTATTAGCGATGAGAAGTCTGTAAATAAGAAGTATATGGAACTAGTTCGCTGGGATAAGAACCTTCGTTCTAAGGTCAAAGAGATAGCAAAAGAACTTCAGTTCTATAAAGACAATGATGAATGTCCTGTATGTAAGCAAGATATAGATGATGGGCACAAAATAAACATTGTATCTAAAAAACGTATCAAACAAGACGATATTGAAAATGGTCTTGATGTGATGGAGAATGAGCTTACCTCTGTAGAAAATCGTAAGACTGAGATTGGCGAAGTTCATGGTCATGTCAATCAACATGGTTTTGATATGAGTGCTAAGAATGCTACCTATGCTTCTAATGAGCGCAATATTATTTCTCTGAAGACTGAGTTGACAAACGCACAAAAAGAAGCGGAGTCTATTGATACTAGCACAATTGAATCGTTACATAATGAACTTGAGGGATACAATGATGACCATCGTGATTTAACGATTGACCGTGATACGATGGGCGTTGTTGCTAATCTACTCAAAGATGGTGGTATCAAGACACAGATCATTCGTCAATACGTGCCTATTATCAACAAGCTAATCAACAAGTATCTTGCTGAGATGGATTTCTTCGTCCAGTTTGAGCTTGATGAGCAGTTCAATGAAACGATTCGTTCTCGCTTTCGTGATGAGTTTTCATATGAGTCGTTCTCTGAGGGTGAGAAAATGCGTATTGATCTGGCTCTGCTATTCACATGGCGAACAGTCTCAAAGCTACGCAACTCTGTTTCGACCAATCTGTTGATTATGGATGAGGTATTCGATGGCTCTCTTGATGCTAATGGCACAGAAGAATTCATGAAAATTTTGACTGATATCACTGGCGACTCTAACGTGTTTGTTATCAGTCACAAGACTGACCAGTTGATTGACAAGTTCGATAGCACTCTTCGTTTTGAGAAGGTAAAGAACTTTTCTAGGATTGCAGCATAGATGTTGAAAAAGCTTTTAGCTTGACATACCTCTGAATATGAGATATAATGTCTATTCACTTTGGAGATATGCATGAACTTCTATACAAATGTCTCACGTTACGGTCAGAACCTTCTATATCGTGGGTATCGTAACGGGTCGCCCATTCAGCAGAAGATTAAGTTTCAGCCCACACTCTATGCTCAATCGCAGAATGAGAGCGACTGGAAAGCCCTTGATGGCGTCAACGTAGAACCCATGAAGTTCGACTCTATGCGTGAAGCAAAGCAGTTCATGGAGATGTACACCGGTGTCGATGGGTTCAACGTCTATGGCAACACAAAATATATTAGTCAATACATTCAAGAACGCTGGCCTGATGAGGTCGAGTTTGATTCAAATCTAGTCAACATTGTGAATATTGATATTGAAGTCGCATCTGACGAGGGCTTCCCAGAGCCAGACCAAGCAAATCACCCAGTAATCTCTATTGCTCTCAAGTCTAACAAAGATGAGAACTACTATGTCTGGGGTCTCGGCGAATATGATACATCAAAGTCGATTGTTTCTAAAGTTCAGTATATGTACTGTCGTGATGAGAAGGAATTACTTGAGAAGTTTTTGCTGTTCTGGTCAAATCTGAAGCCAGATGTTGTCACGGGTTGGAACGTTCGATTCTTCGATGTGCCATACATCATCAATCGTATGCATCGTGTGATTGGCGAAAAGCTAACAAAGAAAATGTCTCCGTGGGAGATGGTTGAGCAGAAATCTGTTCGCTACAAGATGAAAGAAATGAATACGTATGAGATGACTGGCATCTCTCAACTAGACTATCTGGACTTGTTTCAGAAGTTTGGCTATTCATATGGCACACAAGCATCTTATCGACTAGACCACATTGCTTATGTCGTACTTGGTGAGCGTAAGTTGTCTTATGAAGAATATGGCAATCTATACACGCTTTACAAAGAAGATCATCAGAAATTTATTGATTACAATATCAAAGACGTTCAACTTGTAGACCGTCTTGAAGACAAGATGGGGCTGATTGTACTTGCGATGACGATTGCTTATAAAGCTGGCGTCAACTACAATGATACATTCGGCACAACTGGCATCTGGGACACGATTATCTATCGCAACCTCTGTCAAAAGAAGATTGCCATTCTACCCTATGCAGGAAAGATGAAGAGCGACTATCCTGGTGGTTATGTGAAAGACCCACAAGTGGGTATGCACGATTGGGTATGCTCATTTGACTTGAACTCTCTGTATCCTAATCTCATTGTGCAATACAATATGTCGCCTGAGACAATCGTTGAGAACGATAGAAACTTCAATGCTTCTGTCAGCAAGTGTCTGTCTGGTGAAGTCGTAAACGATACTGACTATGCAATGGCAGCTAACGGCACATATTTTCGTACAAACCATCGTGGTGTTCTACCTTCTATCGTTACAGCATACTACTCTGAACGTGTTGAAGTAAAGAGCAAGATGATTGAAGCACAGAAGAAACTTGAGAAGTTTGGCAAGTCATATGAGGTTGAGCGTGACGTCAATCGATATGAGAACCAGCAGATGGCAATTAAAATTCTCTTAAATTCTCTTTATGGTGCGCTAGGTAATCAATACTTCCGTTACTTTGATATGCGCATCGCTGAAGGCATCACGCTCTCTGGTCAACTGTCTGTGCTAAGCGCTGAGAAGTCTATCAACAAATATCTCAACAATGTTTTGAAAACAGATAAAGATTATGTGATTGCCATTGACACTGATTCTGTCTATCTCAATATGAAAGATTTGGTAGAGAAGACCTACCCAAATAACAGCAAAGAAGACACTGTAAAATATCTCGATAAAGTCTGCTCTCAAGCGATTGAGCCTGTAATCACAAAATCGTTTGACAAACTCTACAAGCAGATGGGTGGTTATGAAAATCGTATGGTTATGGGTCGAGAAGCGATTGCTGACCGTGGCGTGTGGACTGCTAAGAAGCGCTACATTCTGAACGTTCATAACAATGAGGGCGTCCAGTACGCTGAACCCAAGATGAAGATTATGGGCATTGAGGCTATCAAGTCTTCAACGCCTCAGATTTGCCGTGACCGTTTCAAAGAAGCATTCGAGTTGATTATGTCTGGTACTAACAAAGATATTCAGACATTCATTGCTGACTTCCGTAAAGAGTTTTCAAGCCAGAACCCAGAAGACATTGCGTTTCCTCGTGGTGTGAGCGATATAAAAAAGAACGCTGATGCAAAGGCTATATACGGTAAGGGCACGCCCATCCATGTTCGAGGCTCTCTGCTATACAATCATCTGTTGAAACAGCATCGTCTGAACAATCGTCTTGGTGAAATCAAGAACGGCGAGAAGATTAAGTTCATCTATCTGAAGATGCCTAATCCCATTCGTGAAAATGTTATCTCATTCCCAGATATTTTACCAAAAGAGTTTGACTTACACCGTTTTATCGACTATGATATGCAGTATGGTAAAACGTTTGTTGAGCCGATTCGTTTGATTCTTGATGCTGTTGGATGGACAGTTGAAGAGCAATCGACGCTTGAAAGTTTTTTCTAAAAACCTCTAGACACACATTGAATAATGTGTTATAAATAAGAAGTTAAATAACTACATTCCCCAGCCTAGTTGCAATCACGGAGTGTAGCACAACGCTAATTTTGGCGGTGCAAAAGGAGAAAGACCATGAAGAACCGATTTATCGGAGACACCCGAATTCCATCATTCAATGATGCAAATTCCACAATAGACCTCACAAACTATCTAGATATGGAAATGCCAAAATATACTGGCTTTACGTTCCAGTATATCTATATTTTGGATATCAGGCAATACAACACCACCAGCACTTTTTACAAAAATCTAGAACAGTACAATATTCGTTTCGATGATGGCGAAGCAGAAGCGAGTAACGAGATGCAGGATTCCTATACTCGTCTTGATTGGGATACTAAACAGGGTCCACCACCACAGTTTATGGAAACTGAGGATGGAGATATTGAAGCAATCAATGGTCGCCGCCGTTTTCGTGGTGCGATTGAACGTGGTGCTAAATTTATTCCCATTGCAGTGTATACGCCAGATGAAGGACTCACTGATGAAGAAGTGTACCAATACCTCATAGAAGCAGCACAGAAGGCAAATAACCTTATTGGTAGTGTACGGACTAATAAGAAAGATGACTACATCCAGACAGGTGTAAAATTTATCAAGGAAGGGATCATTGATGGAGACAGAGCCTCTGCACTCACTTGGTTAGAAGACCGCATGAATTATAAGGAACGGTTTCTATCAGCAAGCACACAAAAGGAAATTCTCAATAAGATTGTTGAGTTGGGAAATGCACCTTACGAACTATCTATATTCATGGATACCCCCAAGGCAGATGCATGGGCACAGGAAAATAGGTACAAAGAGAAAGATTCTAATGGTAACTTTGATAAAAATCTATTTGTTGTATGTGTTGATAACATGCGATATGCAGACCGTCTTATGGCAGACGCTATTGTTCCTGCATGTATAAAGATACAACGCACTGACCCAGTGCGAATCATCCTCTATAGCAAGAAGCGCAAACCTGCCGATATCAAGAAAAACACTCAAACCTTTGTTGATGCAATAGAGACTGCTTATCAGAACTGCTTTAATTTGGTAAGAGTCGTGATGCCCGTCCTTGACCCGTTTATCAAAGATAACATTCCAGAGTATCGTCCTTGGACAATTGAGGGGTGTATTCCACAGCTAGTGGGTGAACAGGAAGTATATGGTGGTAGGTTGATTCCATATGAGAAGGTAATTGCTAATCTTCCAAAGAAAAAGAAGAAGGCTGAGAGAACTGACTTCATGGAAATTGACAAAGCACTTGAGGTTGCGGCATAAAGCACTTGACACACTCCTTTCCGTGTGCTATTATTAGACACAATCAGAAAAACATTTCGAAGGAAGGTAAGCGGTTGATCATCAAGGTAAACTATTCATAACATGAGAAATAAGACAGGCACCATAAAAGTAAAGTTTGAAGTAAAAGAACTTAATAAACATGTTGCTGTTCAGTTCGTAGAAAATCATCATTACTCTCCTGTCATGCCTGCGATCACAAAGCACTATTTAGGTTTTTATCTAGATAGTGCTTTGGTAGGTGCGTTGACTCTTGGATGGGGTACAAGACCAAGAGATACATTTAAAAAAATGTTTGTTGGTTTCAAAGATGAAGTCAATGAGAAAACTGAGGATGGAAAGTATATACATCCGATTTCTAATTACTATTTTGAGATTGGTAAAATGTGTATGACAGACGCTATGCCTAGGAATTCAGAATCACAAATGTTGTCTGCCACTATTCGCTGGTTAAAAGAGAATCATCCGAAGTGTCTTTTTCTATACACGATGGCAGACGGCATCATGGGGAAATGTGGTTATGTATATCAAGCATCCAACTTTTATTTTGGCAATAAATATTTTACAGATGTATATCTCATGGAAAATGGTGAGAAATTGCATCCTAGAACATCCAAAGAACTATGTAAAGAAAACGCTTTGTTCTTAAAAGAAAAGAATGATGGCAGATGGGATAAACTCAAACGACCAGAACAAGTGTTTTGGTTAACGTCCGATTTCATGCAAAAGAAAGGTATTAAACGTATTTCTGGCTATATGTTTCGATACATCTATCCTCTCAATAAGACTGCCAAGAAATATTTAAAACCTATGCCAGATTCGAAAAAAGACGCTGGTATAGGTAAGACGACTTTCGATTGGTTCCACCAATCTTACCCAAAAGACGTTGATCTAATTTGGTATGACATAACCGATAGAGCAAATAAGAAAAACATACCTATGCCTGATTTCAATTTAGAAGTTGAAAACATGAAATACAATAAGAATAAAAAAGTAACACTTGAAAGTTTTTTCTAATTGGAGATGATAATGACAGTAAAAGAAAGTGGAGATTACGATAACTATATGAAAGAAATGTCTGAGAAAGTTGAGTCAAAAGAATCAACACTTGAAGACTTCGTTGATGACATTTCAGACGTTGAAACTTCGCATCCAAATTATTGGAAAAAGCACTGGCAAGGCATGCCCGAGTTCGAGAATGCTGTTAATAAAGACGGTAAGTTCAAAACTATCTACGTTCATTTTAGAAATGAAGAAGACTACAACGAGTTCTGCGAATTGATCGGACAATACCCATCAGTTAAATCTAAAAACAACCCAGTAATCTGGCATCCAAAACTAGATAAGACAGCTAACTCTCTATTACGCTGGATAGAAGAAGAATGATGGATAAGATATTCATTCCCACTGTGAATCGAATTGACAATCAAATCACATACAATGCTCTACCTGATGAACTCAAACGTCAGGTAGTGTTCGTTGTTCAGTCGTGGGAACGAGAAAAATACGATTTTAATGTTGACTATTTGGTTCTACCAGAGTATATTACATTAGAGCATCCTAGAGCAATATCTGAGACACGCAACATAATCTACAATGAAGCTAAGGATATGAAATACGCTCTACTAGATGATGATATCACTTTTTATCGTCGTAATACTAAATATTGGTCTGACATCTCTAGTATGAAAAAGTCTAAACGCAAATGCACACCTGATGATATTTTAGAGATGTTTGAAATGTATTCTTCTTGGCTAGAAGATGATGTTACTGTGTGTGGATGCAGTCACATTGAACATCCTCCTAGGATTAAAGCCTATTCAACGAACGTTTCTTTGGGCAGTCAATATTGGATTAACGGAAAGGACTTTGCTCATGTGTTGCCCGATTTAAAACTAACTGAGGTCAAAGTCGGCGAAGATATCGTATTTCTTCTATCTCTACTCACACGAGGATTCAGCAACAGAGTAAGCCAAGAGTTTTGTTTTGTGAACAAAAGTGTTAATAATAAGACTATGAAATCTGTCATATGGGATGAACAGACTGTCGAAGATACGCAAAGAGACCACGAAACTATAGCGAAAATGTTTCCTGGCTTGTTTGAAATCGTTTACAAAGATATAACTGTTGGTAATGTAAAGAGAGAGGATGGTGGCTTTCGTGATTTTGGCAAATGGAGATGTCACTGGAACAAAGCATACTCTAAACGTGGTAATAATCTGGAGAACTTTTTGAATGACTAATCCTGAACAGCCAGTTTATATTGTTTCTAAAGGCAGACACGAATCTATGGGTACCTCAAGGTCTTTATGTAAGATCGGTGTACCACATTATATTGCGATTGAGCCACAAGATTTAGATAATTATGAGAAAGCGTTAGATAATTTCAATATTCGTGAATGGGTAACCTTACTTGTTGCCCCATTCAGCAATCATGGTGATGGACCAGGCAGAGCAAGAAACTGGTGCTGGGATCATGCTATCTCTATTGGTGCTGAAAAGCATTGGGTAATGGATGATAATATTGCCGACTTCTACAGACTACATAAGAACAAACGTATTCGTGTCGGCAGTGGCGCTATCTTCAAAGCAGCAGAAGACTTTATAGATCGTTTTGAGAATGTTCCAGTGTCTGGTTTTCAGTATCGTTTTTTTATTGCTCCAAATCAGCATTATCCGCCCTTTGTTACAAACACTCGTATCTATTCTTGCTTGCTCATTGATAATGAGTGCAAGCATCGTTGGCGTGGTCGTTATAATGAAGATACTGACCTATCTCTTCGTGTGCTAAAGGATGGCGATTGTACTATTCAATTCAATTCCTTTCTTCAAGGCAAAGCAGCCACTCAAACTGTGAAGGGTGGCAACACTGAGGAATTCTATCATAAAGAATTAGGCACTGAAGTTTTAGATAAAGCTGAAGATATGAAGAATATTGGTTATAACGCTGTAGGTACAGTGAACAAATCAGAGATGCTCGTTAAAATGCATCCAGACGTTGCTCGTATTTCTTGGAAATATGGTCGTTGGCATCATCATGTTGATTATGGGCCTTTCAAAAAGAATAAACTACGCTACAAACCTGATATGAAAATGCTTTCCGAAACGAATAACTATGGTATGATTCTTATTGAAAATTATGGAGAATAATGTATGACTAACTTTGAAAAAGTAGAAGAGTTTATGGATGCGTTTGGTCAAAATGTTGAGACTGAACCACAGTGGTCTTCTGTTGCTGAACTACGCTATGCATTGATTGAAGAAGAAGTTATAGAGCTTCGTGAAGCATTAGACGATAGAAATATCGTTGAGGTTGCAGATGCTCTGACTGATATTTTATACGTTGTATATGGTGCTGGACATTCTTTTGGAATTGATCTTGACAAATGCCTCGAAGAAGTGCATAATAGTAATATGAGTAAATTAGGAATTGACGGAAAGCCTATCTATCGTGAGGACGGCAAAGTTCTCAAGGGTCCGAATTATCGTAAACCAGAGTTGAAGAGAATGATATATAATGGGGTTTCGTAAAGCTAGAGGTAGAGGCGATGTATAAGTATAGTGAAGACAAGCTGCTGGCAGAAATCTTAGAGTATGTAGACTCTACCTACAGCCAGCATTATTCGCAGAACAAGTATCAAGCTACTGAGTTTATTTTAGATAGTGGTCATGGTGCTGGTTTTTGTATTGGTAATATTATGAAGTACGCTCAACGATATGGGCATAAAGGAAGTGTGGAAGATTGGCGAAATGACTTGACAAAGGTCATTCACTATGCTATCATAGCTCTACATGATCATGATAACAATCATCTAAACGTTTGGGAAGCGAAAGATGATACTAATGAAAGGAATGCCTATGCAACTAAAAATTCAAGTTGAGGAGTTACGAAAAGCAAAGGTGTTCGTTGCAACACCTATGTACGGCGGTCAATGCGCTGGCATGTACACTAAATCTACCAACGACCTTGGTATGGCGGCAGTCAAGTATGGTGTTGAACTGAAGTTTTATTATCTATTCAACGAATCTCTTGTTACTCGTGCTAGAAACTACTGTGTGGACGAGTTCATGCGTAGTGATTGCACTCATATGATGTTCATTGATAGCGATATTGGCTTTCAGCCGAACGATGTGTTTGCCTTGCTTGCGTTGCAAATGGCTGATCCAGATAATACAGATATCATCACAGGTCCATATCCTAAGAAATCTATCTCATGGGAAAAGATTGCTAAGGCAGTGAAGATGGGCCATGCTGATGAGAATCCGTTTAATCTTGAGAACTTTGTTGGCGACTACGTGTTCAATCCAGCAAAGGGAGTCACGGGGTTTCGTGTTGACCAACCAGTAGAAGTACTAGAAGCTGGTACTGGTTTCATGTGTATTCCTCGTAATACATTTGAGAAATATGAGGAGGCATATCCAGAATATCACTATCTACCAGACCATATTCGCACAGACGCTTTTGATGGCTCTCGTGAGATTATGGCTTACTTTGACTGTATCATTGACCCAGAGACGAAGCGTTATCTATCAGAAGACTATATGTTCTGTCAGAATGTTCGTAAAGCTGGTATGAAGGTATGGATGTGTCCTTGGATGGAACTCAAGCATGTTGGTTCATATATCTTCGGTGGCAGCCTTGGTGCAATGGCTGCTATTAGTGCGTCACCTACTGCAAGCGACGAATCGAACCAAAAATACTACAAAGAGGGTAAAAAAACTCATATAAATAAAGAACGACAAAAGGCTAAAACTACTCGTGCTACTCGTAAGCGCAATCGTAAATAACGGAGATCTATATAATGCAGCTAAACGAATATACTATGGACATCTTGAAGAATTTCTCTTCTATTAATCCTTCTATCGTTATCAAACCTGGTAGCGCATTGAGAACAATTTCTCCTCAAAAGACTATTATGGCTATTGCTAACGGTAAAGATGATTTTTCATCTGAAGCAGGTATCTATGACCTATCTCGTTTTCTCGCAACAGTATCGTTGTTCGAAACACCTGAGATTGCTTTCAATGATAAATCAATCAATATCATGGAGAACAAGCAAAAAGTTGAATATACTCTTGCTGATGTTTCTATGATTTTACAACCACCAGAAAAAGATATCTCTATGCCTGTTTGTGAGGTAAATGTGAATATTTCTTGGAGTGATATGCAGTCTGTTCTCAAGGCTGCTTCTGTGCTTGGTTTACCAGAGATTGCCTTTTCAGGGGTCAATGGTGAAATCGTATTGGAGGCTGTAAACTCTAAAAATCCAACAACTGACCGTTATGGTGTCGTTGTTGGTTCGACATCAGATGCGTTTAATATGTATCTCAAAGTTGAAAATCTAAAACTAATGCCGAATGATTATATGGTTAATCTATCATCAAAGGGGCTATCGTGCTTCGTTTCGGACAATGTAAAATATTTTATTGCAATTGAATCTAACTCTACATTTGGAGAATAATATGACTGAAGAAGCTACTCAAATCACCCTACAAGATATTGACGCTGTTGTTCGTGTGATTGACGCCGTTTGCGCTCGTGGTGCTATCCGTGGCCCAGAACTGACTTCTGTTGGCACCCTTCGTGAAAAATTTGCTGGAATCCTACAAGAAGAAGTGGATAGGCAGAAGGCGGCAGCAGAAGCAGATGCTGCATCTAGCGGGGCTGCTCCAGCAGAAGTCGCTGAAGTGCCTGTTGAAGCAGTAGATGATGCTGATCTCTCTACTCTGAGCTAAAACTTTAAGGGGATGGGTTGACGCTCATCCCCTTTTCTGCTATACTTGATTTTTATTATATGATGGAGTTTCGATATGAACGAAGAGTTTCTTTGGGTGCAGAAATATCGTCCTAAAACGATTGCTGATACGATTCTTTCAAGTGAATTAAAGAAAACTTTTCAGCAGTTTGTCAACCAAGAGAATATCCCTAATCTACTATTGACTGGTAGTGCTGGTATTGGTAAGACGACTGTTGCGAAAGCATTATGCGAACAACTTGGTGCTGACTATATTGTTATCAATGGCTCAATGAACGGTAACATTGATACGCTGCGAACTGAAATCATGCAATTTGCTTCAGCAGTATCCTTTACTGGAGGCCGTAAGTATGTCATCCTTGACGAGGCTGATTACCTCAACCCTCAATCAACTCAACCCGCTCTTCGTAACTTTATGGAAGAGTTTAGTAAAAACTGTGGGTTCATTCTTACTTGTAATTTCAAGAACCGTGTCATCGAACCACTACATTCTCGGTGCACAGTTATTGATTTTAAAACTAAAGGTGCGGAAAAAGCTAAACTTGCATCACAATTCTACAAACGACTCTGTGGCATTCTCAAGAATGAAAATGTTGAATTTGAGAGTAAAGTCGTTGCTGAATTGGTTAACATACACTTTCCTGACTGGCGCAGGGTTATCAACGAATGCCAACGTTACGCTTCTACTGGTCGTATTGATTCTGGCATTCTAGCAAATCTAAGTCAAGAATCGTTTAAACAACTACTAACTTACATGAAAGCGAAAGACTATCAATCTGTTCGTAAGTGGGTTGGCGAGAACAGTGATATAGATGCATCACAGTTTTTCCGTGCATTCTATGATGCTGCGTGGGAAGAAGTGTCTGATAACTCTGTTCCTGGTGTTGTGATTACTCTTGGCGAGTATCAGTACAAACACTCGTTTGTTGCTGATCCTGAAATCAACATCATGGCGTTTCTCACTGCTATCATGTTTGAGGTCTCTTGGAAATGAGCAATCCCTTTGATTATGTCAAAGCAGTATCAGATACCAAGAAAGACCTCATGCGAGGCACTGAGAACGATACTCTTGCTGAGAAAAACTACAACGCCTTTCTCTCTAATAGAGCGCTCTCATATCATCCAGATGCAATACTACACGCAAATGAGATGAACACGCTACATCACCTCGACAATATATTGCAGTTTGACTACTACAATAACGTTCTTCGCCGCCGAAAACGTTTTGCTAAGTGGTCAAAGCCTGAAGATGATGAAAATATAAATATAATACACAGTTATTATGGCTGCAATAAAAAAGTTGCCCTACAGTATCTAAAGATTCTTTCATTGGAACAGATAGGTCATATCAAACAAAAACAAGAAAAAGGTGGCGTGAAATGAGTGTTGAAACATTAGTGGAGGTGGAACTAGGTAACGAAGAAGCATTTCTCAAAGTAAAGGAAACTCTGACTCGTATCGGTGTTGCATCCAGAAAAGACAAAAAACTATATCAGTCTTGTCATATACTACATAAGAAAGGCAAGTATTATATCGTTCACTTCAAGGAACTGTTTACCCTAGACGGTAAGAGTTCTTCGTTTTCAGAAGAAGACAAGGGGCGTCGTAATACGATTGCTAACCTACTCGACGAGTGGGATCTAGTGAAGATTGTAGAACCAGAGAAAACGCAAGATGTTATTGCACCACTAGCACAAATTAAGATTTTACCATACAAAGAGAAAGTCGAATGGGAGCTAGTAGCAAAATATAATATTGGTGGCAAACGATAAAAAGGGTTGACACTGCCCGTCGACCAGTCTATAATATGATTAAGAAATTGATAGAGAATATAAAATTGAATCCGGATATCGAAGATAAAACTAGAACTAGTAGTATTGAATTAAAAACTCATGAGATAGCTACAAAAACTGTCACGCCAACTAGTGGTTTGAGTTGGTATTTAAAATGGTTTTCTAGTGTTATGATTATAATTGGTATACTTTTAACAACTAATAATTTGTATCCTTGGAATATGTTGTTTCATGGAGTCGGGCTTCTTGGTTGGTTGATTGTTGCAATTCTTTGGAATGATCGTGCATTGTTAGTTGTTAATTCTGTTGGACTTGCATTACTTGCAAACGGTTTGTTAAATTCTTACATAAGCGGTGGTTTTAAATAATGGCTAAGAAGATTCGTAAAAAACGTAAACCTATGACGGAAGACCAACGCCAAGCAGCTATCGAACGTCTCAAGAAAGCCCGGGCAACTCGTGCTGAAAGAAATCCTAATTATGGAAAATCTGGTATTCACTCTTCTCTGCATAATCTAGATGAAGATGATGACCTCCATCCAGATAAGATTAAGGAATGGATTAAAATACAAAAAGAGATAGTGTCGTCAGAAAAAAAGAATGAAAGAAATAAGGTAAAAGGCGCTATAGCTCGCAGAATTAGTCACGAAAATTATATCAAAGTTATGCAAACATATTTGAGAGACGGTGTATGGATTGGGCTATTTTATGGAGAAAAGCAAGAGAATAAACTGCAACCCACATGCTCAAAGTTAGCATATTATCACGATGGGCCGTATAAAGGTATGGTTAAAAGAAGTGCTGGAGTGTGGTATTCGGATATTAACTACTCTTAAACAACGATAAAAAAGATTGACATGCTATAATTAATATGATATAAATATAAGCATGAGATGCCAAACGGGTCTCATGCTTTTTTTATTAAACACACTTAACTTGCTTATAAGGAGTAAAGTAATGACTATTAACACACATACTACTAAGGTGGTACACTCCATCTTTAACGATCCAATCTATCAGCCATATTTCATCGGCTATCAAGATATGATTAAGAGGATCAAAACCACCACAGAACAGTTCAATCAACAATCTTATCCTCCCTTTAACGTTAAAAAGATTGGCTACAATAAGTTCGTTATCGAAATTGCCGTAGCAGGCTTCGACAAAGCGGATATTGACATTGAACACAAAGATTCCACACTCACTATCAAATCTGACGTAAAGACGAAAGAAGAGCCTAGTGGCGAAGAATGGCTTCATCGTGGGATTGGTCTACGAAAGTTCACCCGTCAATTCACACTTGCTGATACCGTTGAAGTAACGAGTGCTGAGATGGTAAACGGGATGCTGAAAGTCTGGTTGGAAGATATTGTCCCAGACGAGCAAAAGCCTCGTAAAGTGAATATCGTATAGCAATTTGCTATTAGCACTGGGAGGAGATTCGTCTCCTCCCATTTTGTTATGGAGAATATTATGGATCAACTGACTCTCTGGATGGCAATTGGCTTTCTTTTTTCTGCTTATTCAGTTATTGCTAACGATTCTGTTCAGACACTCGGAACATGGATTGCTTCCAACAATGAAAGATTTGATTGGAAGGTTCTATGGGTCGCAGCATCAGTCGTACTGTTAGCAACTCTCTGGTATGGTTGGTACATCAATAGCGGAGACATTTCTTACGAGCGTCTCACAAAGATTCCCTTTCAAGAAGTTAAGTGGTATCACGCAGTAGCACCCGCTATTCTGCTTTGTCTCACTCGTGCTGGAGTTCCCGTATCAACATCATTCCTCGTACTCTCTGCATTCGCATCTACTTTTGTTTTAGAAAAGATGTTGATGAAGTCGATTATGGGATATGCAGTGGCAGCAGTAGCAGCATATTTGTTGTGGCATCTGATTAGTCGAGCGATTGATGAAAGAAAGCCGATTGGCAATCACTGGTCTCGTCCATACTGGCGAGTTGTTCAGTGGTGTACTACCGGTCTTCTGTGGTGGACTTGGTTGTCTCACGATATGGCTAACATCGCTGTATTCTTGCCTCGTGAAGTGCCTATTGATATGATGCTCGCTATCAGCGCTATCTTTGTTGGTGGTCTTGGCTGGATGTTTCGAGAGCGTGGTGGTAAGATTCAACAAATTGTTATTGAAAAATCTTCGACGAAGTATATTCGAAGTGCTTGTCTGATTGACCTAGTATACTTCGTTATTCTATACTTCTTCAAAGAACTCAATAACATTCCAATGTCTACTACTTGGGTCTTTGTTGGTCTATTATCTGGTCGTGAACTTGCTATCGCAACTGTTCATAATACGAAGATGAAGCAAGTGTTTCCACTTGTTACAAGAGACTTCATGAAGATGATGATTGGGCTTGGCGTTAGCGTTGGCATCGTTCTGTTGATTCATTACGTCATTATTCCTAACGGATACTAAATAGATAACAACTCAAACAACAAATAATAAGGATACAAAATATGGCAGACGCAGACACAGATTTTGAAGGTTGGACAGACGCAGAAAAGACCGCAAAGATTGCACATACGTACAGCGCTTGTATGAATTCTGTTGATCTAATCAATGCGGTCATTGCTACACCTGCTGATTACACAGATGATGCAACCATTCTTTCACGCAATATTGAGCATTGTAATATCATTCTAGGAAAGACAGGTTACTGGACAACTGAAGATTTGACTCCACTACAAAATGCAGCAGCAGTTGACACATCTGCGTTCGATGCCCTTGTAGCAGGGTAAGTAGATGGTAGAAGATTATTCATTTGACTTCGGATTTACGGCCGTTGATGAAGATGAGCTTGAAGTCGTACAAAAGTTAGCAGAAGAAAAAAGTTCTGCTTCCTTTGAGGTTTTAGGTATACAAGAGCGTCTAGATGCGCTATACTCATCTGTATTACCACTACTTAATAATCTAGCAGCAAATCCAGAAAAGAGTTATATCTTCTGGCCTAATCGTCTAGATAAGATTGAAGAATTCCGAGATAAATTGACAGAAATCTACAAAGGATAAATTATGAGCCTACTTGATAAATTGACTAAGAATAGTACAGTTAAGCTTACTGCTACGCTTGCCAACTCTAAAGTATATGGTAAGAAAGAAATGGTGCCAACACAGGTACCTATGGTTAACGTCGCACTATCTGGTCGGATTGATGGCGGATTGATGCCTGGGCTTACGGTGCTTGCAGGACCATCTAAGCACTTCAAAACTGCATTCTCACTACTAATGGCGAGTGCATATCTAAAGAAATATGATGATGCTGTTGTGTTGTTCTATGACTCTGAGTTCGGCACACCACAGAACTACTTCGAATCTTTTGATATTGATATGAATCGTGTTGTTCATACTCCTATTATGGATGTTGAGCAACTAAAGTTTGATATTATGAAGCAACTTGACGGGATTGATAGAGGTGACCGTGTGTGTATCGTCATCGATTCTGTGGGCAATCTAGCATCTAAGAAAGAAGTTGATGACGCTATGGATGGCAAGTCTGTTGCAGATATGTCTCGTGCAAAGCAGATGAAGTCTTTGTTTCGTATGGTAACACCACATCTTACGCTCAAAGATATTCCATTGATTGCTGTTAATCATACTTACAAAACGCAAGAAATGTATTCTAAAGATGTTGTATCTGGTGGTACAGGCATCTATTACTCGGCAGATTCTATTTGGATTATTGGTCGCCAACAAGAGAAAGATGGCACTGATATTGCTGGTTATAATTTCATCATTAACATTGAAAAATCTCGATTCATCAAGGAGAAGTCAAAGATTCCAATTTCAGTTACATGGAATGGTGGTATTAATAAGTGGTCTGGTTTGATGGCTCTTGCTCTTGAAGCGAGCTATCTAGCGAAGCCTTCAAACGGTTGGTATCAACTCGTAGATCGTGAAACAGGCGAACTCGTTGGCGACAAGATGCGAGCAAAAGAAATCCAAGATAATGGAAAATTTTGGACAAATATGTTTACAACCACCGACTTTTCAGAGTATATTAAGAGTCGTTACACTATTGGAGAAAACTCGATGTTCGCACCAGAAGAAGAGGATGTTTTTGCTGAAGCAAACGGGTAGTGATAATGTTTTTGCTGGATGGCCGTAAATAGAGGAAAAATACATGATCGAATCTCTCATTCTAGGGAGTCTATTACATAATGAAGAATACACAAGGAAAGTATTACCGTTTTTAGAAGAAGAGTATTTCGAAAGTTTAGAACACAAGCTAATCTATCGAACGATTGATACCTATATCAAAGACTACAACTCTATACCAACAAATGATGCTTTGCGTTTTTCGTTGGAAGAGTCTCGTAGCATATCCCAAGAACAGCTCGATGTGGTATGTAAAACTGTTGATGAACTATCATATGATGAGAAGAATAGTGAAGACTGGTTGCTTGATAAGACTGAAACGTTTTGTCAAGACAAGGCTCTATACAATGCTATTAGAACATCAATTGGTGTTTTAGACCAGAAGGACAACAACCTAGACAAGGGGTCTATACCAAAGATACTTCAAGACGCTTTGGGTGTATCCTTTGACAATAGCGTAGGTCACGATTTTCTTGAGAACGTTGATGAGCGATATGAATTTTATCATCATAAAGAGGCCCGCCTTGAATTTGATATCGATCTACTAAATACAGTCACGAAGGGAGGTCTTCCTCGTAAATCCCTCAATATCATTCTTGCTGGCACAGGCGTAGGTAAATCACTTGCAATGTGTCATTTTGCTGCTAGTAATTTTATGCATGGCAAGAACGTATTGTACATTACAATGGAAATGGCCGAAGAACGAATCGCTGAACGTATTGATGCAAACCTACTTGACGCATCTATTGACGAAATTCATATGATGCCTAAAGATGTTTTTGAAAAGAAAATCAATCGACTGAAGAGTAAAACTACAGGCAAGTTGATTATAAAAGAATATCCAACAGCATCTGCTGGCTCTGGCCATTTCCGTCATCTGCTAAACGAATTAAAACTCAAGAAGAATATTACACCAGATATCATCTACATCGACTATCTGAATATTTGTACAAGTAGCCGCATAAAAGCAAACGCTATGGCGAACTCTTATACTCTAATCAAGTCTATTGCCGAAGAACTTCGTGGTCTTGCTGTAGAATTTAATGTTCCAATTGTATCTGCTACTCAAACGACTCGCTCTGGGTTTAGTAGTTCAGATGTTGGTCTTGAAGATACTTCTGAGTCGTTTGGTCTACCTGCAACGGCTGATTTTATGATCGCTCTCATTGCTACAGAAGAGTTAGAGCAACTTGGTCAAATTATGTTCAAACAGTTGAAAAATCGATGGGCTGACCCAAATAACCATAAACGATTTGTTGTTGGTATTGACCGTTCGAGAATGAGGTTTTATAACGTAGAACAATCTGCTCAAGACGGTCTCGTAGATGATACTCCTGTTATGAGCAATAGTCCGTTTGGTAAACGATGGGAGGAAGAAGAGAAAGACTCTAGCCTTTCTAAAAAGTTTGGCAAGAATATATGGAAGGCTAGTTTTGCGTAGTCATTTGCTGAAGACAAAAAAAACCGCCTCGAAGAAGCGGTTTTATTTACCTATCAGCGTGGTCGAACGCAACCCCAGCGACACCTTAGTGTGACTTCGACTTTTCCTTGCTTTGGATTGATATGATCCTAACACTTGCCTCTTGTACTCCTTTGAATACACTAACACGCACCCAGTGTTCTATTTATACAAAAAATGTATTTAAAACGAAACTTTTTTGAATTATTTTTCATTTTTATCGTGTTTTGGGTTGACATTTCTCGCATATGCTGTATAATAGCTTATATGAAATATTTAATTAATCTCTTTCTTAATAGCTCATTCTATCAGCTTTATTTTCCAACAGGTATGTATTCTATAGTTTCCGTGGGAGTAATGATGGTTATAGAAATAGTTTATATTCTTATTCTTTTGTTGTGTTGCTTTCTGTTAATACGATGATTATTATAGAAACAAGAGGTGGCATCAAAGAAGACCGAATTCTTGCTGAAAATGTTATGGATTTTTGTGTTAAGAAATTATTATCACGGCATCGAAATTTAAATATTCAATGCATAATCCGAAACACTTTAAAAGAGAATGCATATGGGTTTTGCTATAAAGATGTTGGTTATAAATCATATGTTATTGAAATAGATAATCGATTATCTCGTGATGGAATTATAGAAGGGATTGATGATGGCGTTGATGCATTCATTTCTACCGTTTGTCATGAAATGGTTCATGTTATGCAAAATGCAACTAAACGTATGGTAAGCACTCATAGCTGGAGATGCAAGGATGGCAAATACAGGAGATTCTCTAAAAAAGAGCCGTGGGAAACAGAAGCATATGCCTTGCAAGGTCCATTAGCAAAAGAATTCATTATGAATAATTTTAATCGTCAAGGAATATATGTCAATTAGAAATGTTTATTTTGTTAGAGGATTATCAAGTGCTTCTTGAAGCGACTCTCTCAGACTAGTATCCAGCTTTTCCATCTTGAGGTCTATGCGTTCTTCTGTTTCACGCATTGTATTTCTAACATCCTTTTCAGACTCACGAGAAAGCTTTGACAATTCTCTCATACGAACATCGATACCTCTTTCAAGGTCTTTCATACGACGGCTCGTATCGTCTGTTATTTTCTCTGTACGAATGATATCGGCTTTGAGTCCCTGTTTAATATCTCTGGTGTAATCGATTGCTTCATCTAACTTGGTAATCACAAGAGCATTGCCTGCTTTGATTTCCTGAATGTCGATGTTCTCAACAACTTCTTTCATCGCTCTATAGTCTGAATAAAACTCGAAGCCGCCCCACAGCCCACCACCGAGAGTAGATAGAACTGTAAAGAGGACCATGATTTTGCCCCCTTTGAGGTTTATTCCAGCAATTTCTACTTCGGCCATTACGCTCTCCTAATTCTCAAACTGCAATGCTTTCAGTTCACTGAGTTCTTTTTGAAGTTTAAGAATTTCTAATCGTTTCTTTGATAGTTCTAATTGATATAGCGTATCACAGTTAATTCTTGCCTTTGGTCTTGCGCCTAGCGGTATCACGATTCTAGCATATACGCCTACATCTGGTGACGATTTGCCAAAATTTGAACTGAGAGGATTAGTATTCTCTCCCTTTCGTACACCAGTGACGCCAAATTCGAAGTTTGTAGCAGAACCTATTGAGTTCTGACAGTCTAGATCGCCTGCACGAAATCTGTCGCTTCCAAACGAGTTAGATGCGCTCGGAATACTTAAATTCAAACTAGTTGATTGAGCATATGCCGAGGTGCTCATCAACAGTATCATCAAAAAAGCAATATATTTCATCGGTTAAATTTAGAACATATTCGAGATGAGACGAGCGTTCCTTTTCCTTTAATTATCTTCGATTTCGTACATACATAGACAAGCTTGTCTACAGTTTTCTTTTTAAAATATATCTTAATAGTCTTTCTTTTTGTGTATGGAAGTTTAAATACCCTTTCAAAAGAAGCAAAGGGTAATTTTTTCCAGTCAGCATCATGGGCGGTTATTTCATAGTATGATACATCACTTCTTCTATTAAGCATTTTTATCTCGGTGAGATAAACATTGGGCACGCCCGAAGGTTTAACTTTAATATAAGCTGGCGTCATTTCATGAGCAGCAGCGCTAAACGATAACAATAGCGCTGCTGCTATAACTACATATTTCATAACATATCTACCTTACTTTGCGATGCACTCCGCATTTACGAGTGATGTATACGTACCAGCAGGAAACGCTTTACTGACGCCGTAGTCGACCTGTGAAGAAATTTTGAATCGTACTGTACCAGCAATAGTCAAATCATATTCGTGAGTGTTGTTAAACGTAATTTTATCTGTGTCATAATCTGCCATCAAAGCATCAGATACACTGTGAACCTCTACGTTGCCCGTAAACGTTTGAGTATCAGATAGCGATGGAGAACTTGAAAATGCGCTAGGAAAGGTAATCTTTCCAAGAAATGCATCAGCAAGCGCTACATCATAACGAATGATTGGTTGTACGCCACCATCTGCCACAGCAGTAGAAAGCCTACTAGCTAGTGGAGTGCCATAGATACCTTGCGTTTCGGTGAAGATTACGCATTTAGATTCTACTGTACCTGTGATGGGAGCGTCTTCGTTTGCCAAAGCAGTCGTTGCAAATACTGCTGCAACCGCCGATAACAAAAAATATCTCATTTGAACTTTATTGAGCATATTTTTATCCTCTCTATTTTTCGTATTGTGACCTAATTATCTTATTAAACTTCTGATCTTTAGATAAACTTCTCATTGCTTTTCTATTGTCAGGTAATGTAGCATCTTTTAATTCAACAGTTTCTTTATAGGTGCCGCCTTGTAGTTCGACAGCATAATATTCTTCAAACTTAGGAACCAAAGCCATTTGTTCAAATAATGCAGCAAGTTGAGCAGCATTAGTCATTAAGGGGTTGTTTGATCGTGCTAGTTGTCGCCTTCTGTCTTTATTTTCAAGTGAATTTTCTTCATCGGCTTTGCGCTCATCATCTTCTTCAATATCAACTGTTTGTGCAAGAGCGTTTTGCACCTCTTCTGAGTCAAAGGGATTTATAATCAGTGGTAATTCCCTATTTTCAACCGGTTGAGGACATAATGGATTTGTAAGTGGATTAACACAATTATCAAACGTATAGCTATAACGAACATTAGCATCTACGACTTCACCTTCGCCCGTTGTATTGAGACTGCCTTCGCCCCAGAGTATTCTCGGTATATTAGCGACAGCTAGATTTTTGACAATCGTCTGACCTTCTACGCCAGACCAATCATCAGTGCTTTCAAAAACATTCTTATCACCACCGCCAACTCTTTTGTTCTGAATTGTCACCGAGAAAGCATCTTCACGGATTTTATTTACTGTATAATTGTAACGCACTTGATTTACGATTAGACCAGTTTCAGGTGGTAGAACCAGATCCATATCCCATACTGTCACATTATCTGCTGCGTTCCTTGAAGTTGCAGATTTAGTTTCAGAGTATGCTGAGAATGGTAAGCAAACCAAGAACAATGCCGCCACCAATAAGGGTAATCGTGCTATCATCATCCATTACACTCCTAACTGTATTTTCTTCTTTCGGTGCTTTTTCTTCATCATTTTGCCAGCCTGCTTTAGCTTCAGCGCCAATCAAGCCATCATATGGACAAGGTGTTCCGGCGTGCATCATAGCATCAAAAACACGTTTGTCTTGACACATCACAGACACTGCTGCAACTTTCATACCCATATCATATAGCGTCTTAGCATTCTTCAGTTTTTCGCAGTTCATATCACGCACAGTCTTACCAGCAGAGAGACCTAGAATCTGAGTCTGCACTGCTCCCGCTACACCGATTGTACACAAATCAGAGTTAGATGAATTGATAGTAGGAGAGATAGCAGACGGTGGCGGAGACGTGACCGTAGTCTTAGAGTCGATCTTACTGGTATTATCAGTCGTTATTTTGTCTTCTGTTTGAGCATAAACGCTCGTAGATGCGAAAATCAAAGCGAACAAAGCAATGATAAATCTATTCATATCATCAATCCTAATATAATTTAACATTATGTCATTCGACTATTTATATAAAAAAAGTCTTTACAAACGATATTAAATATACTATACTATACTCATAAGAGTGAAATGAAAAGGATTAATATGGTGAGCGAAGAACAACGCATTATACTAATGAGCGATTTCATCGAACAAAAGTTGCGTAAAGAACAAGAACTCGATTACTACCTTAAAGAACTTTCAGAGTTAGAGCGTAAAATTGGATACCTTAAACGGGAAGTATCGTTGACCAATACTATCATTAATATGATAAAACACGAAACGATATATGATATTAAAGAAGAACTGATTGCTAACGAAAATAATATTTTGTTAGGCGAAGATAAGGAATCTTAGAGATGAATAAAACAGTAAAAGAAATTGCTGTCGAAGCGATTGATGAGGCAAAAGTCCTCGAATTTGGTTGTGAAGAATACAACGAATCGCATATGTTAGAGACTGCTGAACGGCTCTCTGGTTTGCCATACTTCATGGTCAAGGAAGTATATGAAAGGATTAATCAATGAAAACATATAGAATCGAACAAGCGAAATACAATCTCAAATGGTATAAAGATGCTGAGATGATGAAGAAATATGATCTAAATTGGGTACAAACTTTCAAAACGATGATATGGTCTAAACCAAAAGTCTTTCATACGTTCGTCTATAAGAATGATAAGCTGGTCGCATTGTTCTCTCGTAAGACTTTTCGAGAAGCAGAGTCCGTGGGCAAAGAGATATGTTCTTATAAATAAACGAAACAGAGCGAAATGAGAATTGTAAGGACATGCCATGCTTGGATTAAAACAGTTTATTAATAAGAACACGCTCTCTGAAGCATCATTTGGGCCGGCTAATTTTCCTAACGGAGTGGGAGGTGATAAACCCCAATCAGGAGAAAGAACTATTTATCCACCAGTAGCTGGTGAGGATTATGCATATCCAGAAGGGTTTCCAACATTAAAACAAACAGATTTAGTTGACAAAAATGGGGAAGTAATTAAAACAATTTCTGCAAACACTACTGTTTGGTTTGTTGCTCCAGCAACTCTTCATAAACTTATAGGAAGATCATGGTTTGCAAAGGTATCATTAAAATCTTATGATAAACCTTTTGATGGGTATATCATGATAGCTCATGTTGAAAAACCGGGCGGTAAGAGGCAAAAAAGAGTTGCCGCTGGAACAAAAACTCAAGAAGAATGCGCTGCATACATAAAAGAACTGTGTTTGAAGGAAGGGATAGAATTTAAATCAGAATTCTCTGTTGCACCTAGTGGTTCAACAAAACCAGATTTGGTTATGACTATTGGTGGAAAAAGAATTCAATTTGAGATTAAGGGAACTAATGCTAGAAAAAATGAAATCACTTTTTTTGATATTACTGCAAGAAGAAAACAAAACAAAAAGTCGGAAGCGGGTAAGGTAGAATTGGATAGTACATCTGAGTTATATATTAAGAGTGTTTCAGAACTTACAAATGTGTTTAAAAAAGGAGGTAATGAGTGGAATAAAATTCGTAAAAAACGTGGTAATGAAGGTGGTGCATTTCATGCTATAATGGAATATTATAAAAGTCTTGACCCTACTATTGGATATGCTGGAGATAAGGGGGTGGGTAAATCTGGCAAACTACCATCTGCACTTAAAACTACAAGTAGTGGATTAATGATAAAAATTCATAAAATGATATTATCACATTTTATAAAAGGTGGTGATGACTATTTTGTAATTCACAATAGGTCAAATGATACTTTTGAATTATATAATGTAAATTCGAAAAATAATATATTAAAAATCAATAAAAAAATTGTTGACGAATTACCTCTATTTAAAGAATTTAGATTATCAACATATGGTGGTCCATCTGCTGCTGGAACCCGTGTTGGATTTAAGATTAAGTTGTAGGGAACGTAATATGAAAAACTTTAACTCCTACCTCATAGAACAAAAGAATACACACATGGAGCATATTGAGGACAACGTTCTCAATGGCGGTGTGGATGGCGCTCGTGAAGCGATTAATTTTTTACGCTCACTTCGTGATATGCTCTCAGGCGATGCGAAGACTACAGTTGATGCTACAGTTAAATGGGACGGTTCGCCCGCCATTTTTGCAGGGATTGATCCAAATGATGACAAATTTTTCGTTGCCAAGAAGGGTATCTTTAACAAGAACCCAAAGGTATATAAAACAGAAGCTGATGTTGATGCCGATACATCTGGGGATTTGGCAGATAAACTCAAGACTGCGTTACAAGAGTTTCCGAAACTTGGTATCACAGGCGTCATTCAAGGCGACCTGCTCTTTACTAAAGGTGACACGAAAGACATTACCTATAATGGTGTCAAGCATATTACTTTTCATCCTAATACCATTGTTTACGCTGTACCAAAAGACACTCCATTGGGTCGCCAAATCGCACGAGCCAGCATCGGCGTCGTATGGCATACTACTTACACGGGTGACTCATTTGAAACAATGCAAGCTAGCTTTGCGAAGCAGATTGCATCAAATCTAAAAGACACATCTAGTATATTCTCTACTGATGCTGCATATCGTGACGTTTCTGGCAAAGCAATGATGACTGAAAAAGAGACTGCTACGATTACAACAATCCTAGCAGACGCTGGTAAGATTTTCAATAAGATTGACCGTGCTACACTCAACGGCATCTCAGATAATGATGAACTTCTTATGAGAACAAAAACATTCTTAAACACAAAAGTTCGTGTCGGTGAGAGAATGGGTAATACAACGAAGTTGACGAAAGACCTCATGCAGTATCTTATGGATTACTTTGGAAAAGAAGAAGGTAAGCGTAAGACAGAAAAGGGCAAGTCTGGGGTTCGTGGTCGTCAAACATCTGTAATGGAATACTTTACAAAGACTGATAAAAGAAAAATTAAACTCATCTTCGACCTAATGGACAAGATTGTTCAAGCCAAAGATATCATCATCAAGAAGATGGACCAAGCAGCTACAATCAACACACTACTCTCTACGAAAGATGGATACAAAGTCACAGGTCAAGAAGGCTTCGTTGCTGTAGATAAGTTGAAAGGCACTGCTGTAAAACTAGTTGATAGACTTCAGTTTAGCCATGCTAACTTTTCTGCTGATGTACAAAAGGGTTGGCAAAAATGAAAAGCTTCAAACAATTTTATGAAAAAAAATTATATAGAGGATTTGATAAAGGTGATACTCTTTACGGTAAGAAGCCAATAGTTTGGTTCTCATACGATAAAAAGGTTGCTGATGGGTATGCCTATTATCGCAAAAATGCAGAAGTAGATTCAATTGATTATAATCCTACTAATACTTTTGATGTGGGAAATTCTGAAAAAAGAATGAAAATAACAGAATTGTTAAATTTGATTATGAAAGAAAAATCTAAAAATACAGATTTAGCTAAATTGAAACCAATTTATATCAAATTAAAAAAAGCCTTTGGAGATAAAGTTCAATCAGTTGATAAGTTTTGGTATGACAGCAAAGACTTTGCCACATTCTTAGAGTTGTGTGGATATGATTCAATTTTAGCTAAAGAGGATGGATTTAAAACTCTTGGAATTTTGAGAAAAAAATTATAATAAATAAACGTAGTATTCTACTAAATAATCAATATATCATAGACCAGTCAAGTCTACGGAAAACCTGGAGAGAAAAATGAAAGACGACACGAAGTCCAAAAAGGACAAGAAGAAGAATGATGCTGTCGTAAAAAATACGATTGAACTTAATCCTAAGTTAGAAGAAGCTGTATCATCAACAGCAGTATTCTCTTTTGGAAGAATGAACCCTCCTACGATTGGGCACGAAAAAGTCGTTGCTAAGATCAACGCAATCGCAGCACAAAATGATGCGATGCCACATCTCTATCTTTCGCAAACATATGATTCGAAGAAGAATCCATTGCCATATGTTACTAAGATTGCGATCGCAAAGAAAGCCTTTGGTAGTATGGTCACAAAGTCTCGCTCAAAGACAATTATGCAAGTTGCTAAAGAGCTTGAAGACATGGGTCATACAAAACTCATTATGGTTGCTGGCTCTGATAGAGTTGCAGAGTTTGAAACTCTACTCAACAAATACAACGGTAAAGAATACACATTCGACTCTATTGAAGTCGTCTCTGCTGGTGAGCGTGACCCTGATGCTGAAGGCGCAGAAGGTATGTCAGCATCAAAGATGCGAGCTGCGGCTGCTGACGGCGATGAGAGAGCCTTTAAAACGGGTCTTCCTAAGAAGCTACAGAGTTCTTCAAGTAAGATATTTCAAGCAATCAGAGATGGTATGAAGATTGCTGAAGAGATGGAACTAGAACTCGGCGAAGACTTGATGTTCGAAGCTGTTCTCAGTGTTGCTGCTCGTAAGAAGAGAGCGATGGCTTTTAAGAAAGCAAAATCTAAGATTATGCGTGGTCGCAGGATTGCTGCAAAGAAGATGGCATCACCTGAGAAGTTAAAAATTCGTGCTCGTAAAAAAGCAATTCAAATCATTAGAAAGAAAGTTGCTGGTAAAAAGGGCGTCAATTACGATCAACTGTCTCCGTCAGAGAGAATGTCAGTTGATAAACAAGTTGAAAAGAAAAAGGCAGCGATTGGTAAAATTGCTAAGAAACTGCTACCTCTTGTAAAGAAAGCTGAGAAAGAAAGACTCGCAAAGGTTAGAGAAGGACCAGCAGAAGAGAGTGTAGATGCTGTTACAAAGACTTCAAAGCACACAAAGCGCTATCATAAAATGTTTGGTAAAGAAGGTGTAGTCAAGCACGACCAGAGATTTAAGCGCTATAGAGTCAACAGAGCAGCACCAGTCGAACTTGATGAAAAGGGCCTCATCGAAGAAGTGGACTATATGCTCGATGACGTTTTGAACGAGATGTTTGAAGAAGTGATTGTAGAAAAATCTCTTGCAGGATTAGAGAAGAAAGCAGAGAAGTCTGGCATTTCTTATGGCATTCTCAAGAAGGTCTATGATAGAGGTATGGCTGCTTGGAGAACTGGTCATCGCCCAGGCGCTCTTCAAGAACAGTGGGCATATGCTCGTGTAAACTCTTTCATTACAAAAGGAAAGGGTACATGGGGTAAAGCTGATGCTGACTTAGCCGCTAAAGTTCGTAATGAAGAATTTGATCTTGATGAAGGCGTATATGATCCAGCCATCTTCAAAGCTGTATTTCTTGCAGGTGGTCCAGGATCAGGTAAATCATTTGTTGTTGGTAAAACAGCATTGACTGCTTTGGGGCTGAAGCTAGTCAATTCTGATGATGCGTTCGAAGCACTACTGAAGAAGGTTGGGTTGAAAGCAACGCCTGAAGATATTTTCTCACCTAAAGGTCAAAAAGTTCGTAGTCGTGCGGTAGCACTTACAGGGCTAAAACAAAAACTCGCATTGAATGGTCGTTTAGGACTTATCATTGATGGCACTGGTAAAAATTACAGTAAGATTAAACAACAAGCTGACGAATTAGAATTGCTCGGTTATGATACTGCAATGATTTTCGTCAACTCAGACCTTAAAACTGCACAGGCTCGCAACAAAGCCCGTGAGCGCACATTACCAGAAGATGAAGTTGAGAAGATGTGGAATGCTGTACAGCGCAACATTGGAAGCTTCCAAACCCAATTCGGGAGAAACTTCATCGTAATTGACACTTCAGAAGAGGTGAATGCAAAAGCAGCTAAAGTTCGTTTTGATGCTGCTGCAATGGCTATATATAAAAGAATGGCAGTATGGGTCAAGAAAGAACCCAAAAGGCCAGCAGCTAAAAAATGGATTCGTGATGCAAAAGCAGCTAAAGTTCGTAATGAAGAAGTTGAGCATGAGGGCGTGATTGAATCGTTTAATGCTATGATTAACGATACAATGTTTACTATTGAATTTTCGGAACAACAAGCAGAGGATGGATTTGTGCCGTCTGTTGTAGAATCTTTAGATGTAGATGAATCCAAATTAGGCATTATGCTAAACAAAGGCAAATACAAAAAAGCTGTTGAATTAGTGAAAAAAGAAAGAGACAAAGACAGGTCTCGTAGTGTTGGTTATTGGGCAGCAGAAGTTATCCGTAAATATAGTCTTAACCTAAACCCCAGAGCGCTTGCTAAAATGGTAGAAGAAGAGTATGGTGCAGGCGAGCAAGGCACAGATGAGTTGAACGCAAAGTATAAAAAGGATACTCCAGGACAATGATGAAATTTGAGCAATATGTGGATGTAGAGAAAGCTATGTGGTTTATGGAAGCGAATAACGTTTCATTCGTAGATAATGTGTATCGTCCACTTTCAGAAAGTTACTTTCAATTCTTTCGTGAAGCAAGACGTTACTATAAAGACGGTACGCTGAAAGTATCTCCGCTTGATGCTCAAATTCTAGATACTAATCTCGGCGAGATGGCAGATTATCAAGGGGAAGAAATTCCTCTTGACTGTCCTCTTGTCGAAGAAGCTGAGCCAGAACTGAATAAGCCAAAGCGTGGTGGTCCAAAGAAGTTCTATGTGTATGTGAAAGACCCATCTACAGGTAATATAAAGAAAGTTACTTGGGGTGACACAACAGGACTTAACGTTAAAATTAACAACGTTGCTGCTAGAAAGTCATTTGCAGCTAGATTTAAATGTGATACGAGAAACGATAAAACAAAGGCATTGTATTGGGCATGTCGCCTACCACGATATGCTAAGATGCTTGGTATGCAAGTTGACAATCCTAGTTCATGGTGGTAAAAAATGTACGAATATAAATGTAAGATGGTCAAGATTATTGATGGCGATACTGTTGACGTTGATATCGACCTTGGCTTTGATATCGTTTTAGCAAATCAAAGAGTTAGACTGTTTGGTATTGACACACCAGAATCTAGAACTCGTGATAAGATTGAGAAAAAATATGGATTATTGGCTAAAGATTATGTTAAGAAATTTTTACCACTCAAATCCTACCAAACGCTCGTCACAGAAAAGGATGATGCGAGAGGAAAGTTTGGAAGGATACTCGGAAAATTTAAAATTTACGACGGTCTTACAGATAGCGAGGTGTTTCTTCATAAAGTAATGATTCGTGATCACATAGGCGTTGCGTATTTTGGCCAGTCAAAAGATGACATCGAAAATCGGCATTTGAAAAATAGAGAACTGTTGATTGAGAAGGGCATAATATTATGAAGCCATATATAGATTGTGAGAGAGTCGGTGATATTTGGTTTCGTGAGTTTGATGATAGTGCTAATGAGCATGAGCTTGAATGGCATCGTGACAAGAAAGACAGGCTCATAGAAGTCGTCGAAGGCGATGGTTGGATGTTTCAGTATGATAATGACTTACCATTTCTTATAAATAGCACAAATACATTATATATACCAAAAGAAACGTTTCATCGTCTTCATAAAGGTAAGAATAGGTTAAAAATTAAAATAGAGGAATATGCTGATGGCTAAAGATATGAATGAAAAATTTGCAAAGGTCAGTAAGAAGACTGATGATGGCGATGGCATGGATCCTGTTGGACAAGACGATGCTGATATCGACAACGATGGCGATGTAGATTCTTCTGATAAATATCTTAAAAAGCGCCGGGGAGCAATCTCAAAGGCTATTGCTAAACAAGAAGCCAAAAAGTAACTAATTAAAATCAAAAAAGGAAACACGCCATGGCACTCTGGGGTACATCAGACGCTGACGAAGCAAAACCAAAATATTTAACAGTCGCAGAAAAGAAGCAGGTATATGCTACAGCCGCAGGTTGGCTAGCAGAGCCTGGTCTATCAACAGGTAATCCAGACGCAGCACCAGAAGTTCTTGCCTGTGTTGGCGGGTTGAACGTTAGTCTTGCTGCCGCTGACATTACAGAAATCGAATTCATTACAACTGCCATTGCTGCTGCAACAGCCGCTGCTCTATCAGTTCGTGTTCGGTTCAATGAAGAAGTTGATGTTGTTACTACTGGCGGTACGCCACAGCTAACTGTAACAAACGATAGCGCTGGTACAAGTACTAGTGTCAACATCGTTCTACCATATGCTTCTGGCACGGGTACAAACGAACTTGTGTTTACTCATATATGGTCATCGGGTGAACTACTTGCAACAGATGTTGTATCTGTTGTAGCCAATCCTCTTGCTCTAAACAGTGGTACTATTAAAGACAAGGGCACTGCTACCAACTCTACTATTACTAGTCTAGTAGCAATCGGAACAGCAGCCGGTACAATTACAGTATCTTAATTTTTTGTAACATTGTAACACTGTGGATTTATTATGGAACTAACTGACGAAACATTTTTACTATATGCAGCAAAGTACTATGATAATCCACAGTGTACTAGTCAAGAAGAGTTCGAGGAGGATTTGAAACGTATACAATATCTCAAGCGACTCTTCAATCGTTATGATAATTCAGGTGAGTTAAAAGAACGGCTAATACTCAATCATATTATTGTACTCTATAACTGTTTTGGTTTAGCAGCAACTAATATATTATTTTTAAAACTAGAAGAACACTCTAAAGTTCTAAAGCCGTTTCTTCTTAAACTCAACTTTATGCCAGATTTTGTAGTATATAACAAACAACGAAAACGAAATACGGACATTGGTATGGATCAGCATGTAATAGAGAAAATTAGGAACATCTAATGATAGTCGATTTATTTCTAGTATACAACATGATTAAAAGACTTGCCACTCCTTTCAGCGAATGGCAAGCGTATAAACTTGGGATAATCGATGAGCGTGGTAAACTACTCAAGAGTAGAAAGAATTTACGCACAATCAAAGAACGAGATGCCTTTGGTTTATACGATCTAATGATTCTCAAACTAAAACGATTGATTGAGAAGATTCCAGGTGGTAAAACAAGATTGGGGTCATATGCTGCTGCGTTGTATCTTGTCAAAGAAGGTAAGAATTATACAGATGAAACTCCTGACGAGGTTCTTCAAGAAGGATTCATGAATCACTATACAACACTCTCAGAAGAAAACGATATCAACCTTCGTTTTGAAGAGATTGTCAATACTTCTGGTGGTGGAAATGTTGCTGGTTTGCCACCTGATTCTCCTCCTGTGTCTAAAAAAGCACAGAAGAAATTGTTGAAACTGAGCCGAAAAGAGTTTGAGGAGAGTTAACGTATGCCTATTTTCATTTTAATCTTAGTTCTTATGGGCGTTCTGGGTGGCGTAGGTTATGGCGGTTTCATGTATTATGAAGACACACAAGAACGACTTGCTATCTATGCTGAGAATCAAGCAAAGCTAGAACAAGCTGTTGAAACGTCTCAGGCTACAATCAAGCAAATGAATTCTGACATTCAACAGCAACAAGTGTTGAATAAGGAACTTCAAGGCAACCTCACTAAGGCTACTGCACAACAGGATAAGTTGCGAAAAGTATTATCAAAGCGAGATTTATCAAAAGATGCATTGAGGGATCCAAATAATCTCGAAAAGAGGATGAAAAATGCAACTACAAAAGTTTGGGCTCGTATTGAGTCTCTTAGCGGTAACGATGTTCGTCAGCGGATGCTCGACAGGAAAAAAGCTGCCAGCAACCATAATAACGCAGACAGAATACCAGTCAAAGCAGATTCAGGAAGCATCCCCACCAAAGCCGATTGAACTATACGACGTTGATATCCGGGTTGTAAGCGAAAAGAACATCGATGCATTCTTAGAAGAATTTAGAGGTGAGAACGGCCAGTTAGCTATTGTCGCTTTCTCTATTCGTGGTTATCAGAATCTGGCACTAAACGTATCTGAGTTGGAGAGATATATTCGCCAACAAAAGGAAGTTATTCTTTACTACGAGAAAGCGATTAAACCAGCAGATGACGGATCAAAACCAGACTCAACTCAACAAACTTCAAAGTGAAGTGAGTAGTATCAAAACTACAGTTGAAACAAATAGACTTCTAGTCGATAGATTAGATAGAGCAATTGAAAAAATGACTGAAATGTCAAGTCATATTTCAAAGCTACTGGCTGTGCATGAGTCTCGTCTTGAAAATCAAGATGAAAGCATCGGCATTACTCATAAGAGAATTTCAGAATTGCGTGATGACCTCAATCACACGATGGAGCGCAATTACGATTCTATCGTGGGAGAGTTTAAAGCTGTCAGAACAATGTTCGAGAAGCACGAGAATCGTATCACCATGCTTGAAAAATGGAAGTATGGTGTAATCGCCTCTGCTGCTGCTATAGGATTTTTAATGTCCAAGATTGATATTTCTGCTATGTTTTAGGTTGACATTTCTTACAAACACTGTATAATAGCTATTATAGCTTATGATGTAAGTGACGTAAGGAAGAACGAATGAATCCTATTGATATGAAGTTTGCTAATCTCTTGTCAAATAGACTAGAGAGATTCAGCGTAAAGTCTACTCATCCATACAGGGTCAACTGTCGTTGTCCTATATGTGGTGATTCCCAGAAATCTAAGAGTAAGGCTCGTGGTTGGATACTCGAAAAAAGTCATGAACTGACTATATTCTATTGTCATAACTGCAACGCAAGTCATAATCTTAAATACTTCCTAAAGTTAGTTGATACTATGCTATATAACGACTATGTTTCTGAGCATGGTTTAGAAAAACTATCGACTAAGAAGAAAGAACCTACAGCATTAAACTTCAAGACGCCGAAGTTTCGCAAGCGTGGTTCTCCTCTCCTCAAAATCAAAAAGATTTCACAACTCATGCCTAATCACAAAGCACGGGTGTATGTTGAATCACGAAAAATCCCCACAAATAAACATTATAAACTATACTACGCTCCCAAGTTTGTTGATTGGGTAAATTCGCTCGTGCCTGGTAAGCTGGAGATGAAAGAACATTCTCGTCTCATACTACCATTTATAGATCAGCGTGGGAGCGTATTTGGATTTCAAGGTCGAGCGTTTGGTTCGACTGAAATAAGATATATAACTATAATGCTAGATGAAAACAAAGAAAAGGTATACGGTCTACATGATTTAGACTATAACAGTAAATATTCAGTCGTTGAAGGACCAATTGATAGTTTGTTCCTTGATAATTCTATTGCTATGGCTGGTTCATCATTTAAAAGCTTGATGCGTACTGAGAATGCTACTATCGTGTTCGACAACGAACCGAGAAATAAACAAATCGTTGAGAAGATGAATAAGTGTGTCAAAGAGGGATATAAAGTATGCTTCTGGCCAGACACTCCTGGTAAAGATATAAACGATATGATAATCAGTGGTATGAAATCTGCTGACATTCAACTCATTATAGATAGTAATTCATATAGCGGTCTTGAAGCCGAAATGAAATTAATCACTTGGAAAAGAATATGATAGAAGGATTAGAAATACAAATTGACTATCTCTATTCAATTGGTGCTGATAAATTGCCACATTCTAAAAAAACACTATTAGAGCATTTGATTGGCACCTCTGATATCTTGAATCATTTTGGTCGTTCTGTCGTTGAACAAAAAGCAGGACTCTTTCATTCTATTTACGGTACTACCTACTACAAACATTCTAAACAACTTTTCATAGAGAGAGAAGAAGTTCAGGATATAATTGGTATCGAAGCTGAAGTTCTTGTTAATATATTTTGTCAAAAGAAAGATAGAACAAATGATATTATTAATAATACAGTTTTACCCGATCCATGGATTACACAACTGAGATGGATAGAGTTTGCAAACCTCTTAGAGCAAAAAGACTCTATGAGGAGTGATATATCGCCAACAGTAATCATTAATGATTTTGACTTATCTAGCGAAAACGTTAATAAATTGGGTGTATTATTAAATGTTATATAAAACTATTGATAACTTTATCGACCAAAATAATGTTAACTATATAAGAAACAAGTATCCATTACAAGGTATGAAATATGGGTGGAAAGCAAATCATTCAGTTGACCCACATGGCCATTGGAACTATAGACCAGACGAGCGTTCTACTCTCATAGTTAAACATCTTCCGTATGATATATCTAAGCTAAGTTATTACAGGGACACTTATTTTGACTTATTTGATATATGGGAAAATATAAAACCACATCTGCCCGACGGCGACAATACGGGCGTCAATAGAATATATTTTAATGGATATACATACGGTACTGATGGGTATATTCATAGAGATGACCCGTGGATAGCACGGCAATACTGTGAGCCATCTGAAACTTGTATGGTATATTTAAATACGAAATGGAACTATCAATGGGGCGGCGAAACTGTACTCATTAATGATGATACGAAGGATATAGAACATTCGATTTTACCAAAATGTGGGCGACTGATTATATTCGATTCTAATGCTCTACATGGCGCTAGACCATTATCTAGAAAGTGCAACGATCTTCGACTTGTTCTTGTATTAAAAACTATTAGAAATAATATCAATCACCCTGCCATTAAATATATGATTCAAAATGAATTCGATAGTAAACTGCATTCGAATATATCTTGGTTTCAATATTTTTATAGCATTACTGATGAGGCAATGAAACAAATTGAATTGACTAGTAGTCAAATAAATGCTATACTATACCATAAAATATATCAAATGTCATTTTTAACTACAAATAGAGATGAAATACGAAATGTTATTGGTGATAAAGCTGAAGACATTGTATGGAGATACACAGAATTTCAAAAAGCAGGCCAAGGTCTAGACCAAGCGCATCCGCTATTTGTTGATGCTGCAAATAATAGAGATTTGACGACAATACAAAATGATATAGATTTGATGAAGATAGAGTTTGCTAGATTGTTGCGAGAAGCGCCTGAAAGTAATAATTTGCATATACTTAAAAATAAACTAGAAGAATATATTACATAAGGAACGAATGAAAAATGGAACATATGGGTATTACAATTAGTCCGAATAAAGATCAGTTATTTGACGATTTAGGCATTCGTCGTCTAAAAGAATCGTATATGAACGATGATGAGCTAAGCCCACAAGAACGATTTGCTTTTGTTTCTAAAACGTTTAGTTCTAACATTCAACACGCTCAACGGCTATATGAATATTCATCGAATCATTGGTTAAGCTACTCTACACCTATTTTATCTTATGGTGGTAAATCGTCGAAAGGATTGCCTATTTCATGCTATTTGAATTGGATTCCAGATACAGCGGAGGGTTTAGTTGACACACTCTCTGAAACGAACTGGCTTAGTATGCTTGGTGGTGGCGTTGGTGTCGGCTTCGGCATTCGTTCTGCTGGTGATAAGTCTACAGGTGTTCTCCCACATCTAAAGATGTATGATGCTTCTTCTCTTGCGTATCGTCAAGGCAAAACTCGCCGTGGCTCTTATGCTGCGTATCTAGATATTGACCATCCAGATATTCTGTTGTTTCTTGAGATGAGAAAGCCTACTGGTGACCAAAACTTCCGTTGTCTCAATCTTCATCATGGTATCAATATCTCTGATAAGTTTATGAGCCTTGTAGAAAAGTCTATGCTTGATCCAAATGCAGATGATAGCTGGGAACTCAAAGAACCAGAGACTAATGAAGTTAGAGAGATCATACCTGCTCGTGAGTTGTGGCAACGTATTCTTGAAATGCGTATGCAGACTGGTGAGCCATACCTTCATTATATCGATACATCAAATCGAGCGCTTCCATATTGGCTCAAAGACAAAGGTCTAAAAGTTCGTCAATCAAACCTATGCTCTGAAATCACATTGCCAACAGACATTGACCGCACTGCTGTTTGTTGCTTATCATCTTTGAACCTAGAATACTTTGACGAATGGTCTCAGAATGAACAGTTTCTCGAAGATGTTCTAGAAATGCTGGATAACGTGTTACAGCATTTTATTACCAATGCTCCTGATTTTGTTTCACGAGCTAAATACTCTGCTATGCGTGAGCGTTCTGTTGGTGTTGGCGCTCTTGGATTTCATGCTTATCTTCAGAAGAAAAATGTTCCGTTTGAATCTGCTGTTGCGAAGTCTCTCAACATGCGTGTCTTCAAGCACATTAGAGAAGGTCTAGATGCAGCAAATTTGAAGCTGGGTAGTATTAGAGGAGAAGCACCTGACGCTAAGGACACTGGTCGTCGTTGCAGTCATGTTATGGCTGTTGCTCCTAACGCATCTTCTTCCATTATTATGGGCAATACGTCTCCTTCTGTCGAGCCTTGGAGAGCTAATGCATACAGGCAAGACACATTAAGTGGCGCATTTCTAAATAAGAACAAATTTCTTGATGCTTTAATTAAGAAAAAGATTGACGAAGACTCTTCAATCAACTATGATAGAGTTTGGTCATCGATAATTGCACACGAAGGTTCTGTACAGCATGTGAGATTTCTTTCTGATTATGAAAAAGATATATATAAGACAGCAATGGAAATTGACCAACGATGGGTTATTGAACATGCTGCGGATAGACAAATGTTTATTGACCAAGCACAGTCTTTAAATGTGTTTTTTCGTCCAGATGTAAATGTGAAATATCTACATGCGGTTCATTTCTTGGCATGGAAAAAAGGTCTGAAAACGATGTACTACTGTCGGTCTGAGAAGATTGGTAAAGCAGACAAGGTATCTCGTCGTATTGAAAGGCAAGTTATTCAAGAACTGGATATGTCCGCTATCGCTATGGGCGAAGATTGTATGGCCTGTGAGGGTTAATGATTAAAGGAGAGTTATAATGTTTATGAGTGCAGACACAAAGACTGTGTGGAATATGAAAAAGAGTGGTTACGAACTAATTGAGAAGCTATCGTTTGAAGATATTGCCATCAAGCAGTTTGTGCCCGTATTGAAAGAAATTGGTGTTCATCCTTATCGATGGGTTCGGCTCACTGTTCCACAAGGATTTGTTTATAAGTCACATACTGTGCAAACTGCCCCTGGTCTAAAGCTACTACTTGATTTTGAATTTGCTAGAAAGTCTTACACTACATATGATTATCTAGCGTGGAAACTACGTTGCTATAAAAACAGACTGCCAAATTCTAAGAATGATGTAACAGTAAATGAAGCAGAGATTATTATCAATGAACTATTCTTGATGATGCTTGATTCCGAAACAGCAAATAATCCTATTTCAAAATCGAAAAGGTGTGTTATTGGATTTATGATTATGCATTTAAATGGTAGTGCTTTAAATTTTCGCCCTGGTGACACAAGGATGGCTGATTGATCCACGTCAAAATAATCACGGCAGATTGGTGCACAGCACCCGAGCACTGGTATTGCGAGTCTGCAAAAAAACTTCTGAGTGATAGTGGAATCAACTATACTGAGCTTGACTTAGACGATAGCCATAGCATATTGGAATTTTGGGAGCTTACAGGTGTACCACAGATTTTTGTTAATGGTAAACTATTAGAAGGAGGTTATACTGCACTTAGAGAAAATATAGATACTCTAAAGAAAGGAAATACCGATGATTAAAGTTGTTATTAGTGTACTTGGTTTCGTTGCTGTTATTGTTGTTGTAGCATATTTTATGGAAGCAGATATTACATCTTCTACGCATATGTTCGCAGAAGAACCAGTAGCACCAGTTGTTGTTGAGGCACCTGTCCCAACACAGAAAAAATAAGGAGAACTACAATGCAATGGGTTAAAGATAGATTATCAGAACGCACGACACTAGACGGCACTGTAATGGTTGCCGGCGGTGCTGTATTACTTCTATTGCCAGTAACGGTTGTTAAGATTGTTGCAGTTTGCGCCCTTGCTTATGGCGCATATACATTATTCATGAAGGGCTAACAAACATATGCTAACTGATGAGAGGCTTTATTTTAAGCCATTTAACTATCCTAATATGTACACACTTTGGTTAAAGCACGAGCAGTCTCATTGGTTGCATGGTGAAGTTCCGATGATGGAAGATATTAAAGATTGGCGTAATCGTTTATCAAGCGCTGAAAAATATTTTCTAGTACAAATCTTTCGATTCTTCACACAGTCTGATATCGATGTGGCGGGTGGTTACGTTAAAAACTACCTGCCACATTTCCCTCAACCAGAAGTCCGTATGATGCTTATGGGGTTTGCTGCTCGTGAAGCGATCCATATCGCTGCGTATTCACATTTGATTGAAACTCTTGGTATGCCAGAAAGCACATATAACGAGTTTCTAGAATACGATGCAATGCGTGAGAAGCACGAGTACTTCATGGCGAAGGTAGACAATGATGCAGTTCTACCTGTTAAGATGGCAGCAATCTCTGCATTCACTGAAGGTCTAGCACTATTCAGTTCGTTTATTATGCTACTGAACTTTCCTCGTCATGGTAAGATGAAGGGTATGGGTCAGATTGTTACTTGGTCTATCGTTGATGAAACGATGCACGCCGAAGGCATCATTGCACTGTTTCGTGCATATCTTGAAGAGAACCCTGAAATCTGGAATGACGATACAAAGGGCCAAATCTACTCTATCGCTGAGAAAATGGTAGAACTTGAAGATGATTTCGTTGACTTAGCGTTTCAGATGGGCGAGATGGAAAATCTCACAGCAGTGGATGTAAAGCAGTATATTCGTTACATTGCTGACCGTCGCTTGATTTCTATGGGTATGAGGGGCATCTTTAAAGTTAAGAAGAATCCTCTGCCTTGGGTAGAAGAAATGATTAACGCACCAACACACACTAACTTTTTCGAGAATCGTTCCACAGACTATGCTACAGCAGCACTCAGTGGTTCTTGGGAAGACGTTTGGGGAGCAAACAATGGATGAAGCATATGATAAAGAACGCATCTGTGATAACTGCGGAGCAATTTTCACTATAAAGCATGAGTTATATGATGATGTACTCTATTGTCCTTTCTGTGGAGATGAAGAGTTGATGAGAGACGAAGAGGAGATGCTGCCATAACATGGTTTTACAATAATGAAGAATTCTTAGATGTACCTGAAGATTATGTCGGATTCGTTTATATTATCACACAATTAGATACTGATAAAAAGTATGTTGGTAAAAAGCTATTTTGGTCTAAAAAGACCTTACCTCCACTCAAAGGTAAGATTCGCAAGAGACGTAAGATAGTTGAATCGGATTGGAAAGACTATTTTGGTAGTTCTGAGTTGGTGAAGCGTCTTCTACTAGAGAATGGTAGAGGCGCTTTTCGCCGTAATATTCTACATCTTTGTAAATCTAAAGGAGAGATGGGGTATCTAGAAGCCCAGGAGCAATTTGATAGAAACGTTCTGCTAGATGATTCGTATCTCAATGGTATCATCAACTGCAAAATTCACCGCAATCATGTAAAATCTTTAAAAAGAGGTTGACATTCGTTTCTAAAATGATGTAATATAGATATATCAGAAACGAAAAGGAATGACAATGAACAAATCTCAGATAACCTACGATCAGATTATGTGTGAATGTGAGAGCGCCATTGACTATCTAGTCGATCAATTGGTCGATATCAACAAAATGCATTCTCTAGAGACAAAGAGTTCGAACCTCCTCAAAATAGAACAGAGTTGCAAGAATTTGAAGCCCAAGTTCAGTCTGTATCGTAGACTGATTGTTCTGAAGCCTGCTAAGAAATATGCAGCTAATATTGCTGAATATTATTCTCGCTTACAGAAAGAGCTACGAGAGTTGGTTGAGGATAAAACTCCAGAACTCGTCGAGTCTTATCAATTTCTCAAAATCCCACAGCATAAGAAGTATCTTGACTTTGTGAATTCTCTCATCGATGACGCCAATTCTTATGCGACGGGTCAGAAGAAGGTTCGTGTGAAGCGCAAGGTATCTTTCGAAAAAATCGTCTCAAAGTTAAAATACAAGGAGTTTGATGGTGATTTTAAGATTAGCAGCATCGACCCCATTGTAATTCCACAGAGCGAAATACTGTTCGTTTTCAATACGAAGTATCGTGATTTGTTTATCTATCAAGCGAAGGATGGCGAGAAATTTTCTGTGAAGGGCACGACTCTTCAGAATTTCGACGAAGATAAATCCTTCAAGAAGAAAATTCGCAAACCAGAAGACGTGCTTAACAGCGTGTTAAAGACTACTAAACTTCGTGCTATCAGGGCGTTTGGTGAAATTAAAACCAAGCCTGGTATTGCTACGGGCCGCATCAACGGCGAATGCATTCTATTACGAGCAATATAGGAGATAAAAATGGATATCACTTTTACACCAGATGACCTAGAAGTTGACGAAGTAGAATTTAAACTGGATAAGGAAATGCTTTCCTCGAATGTGATTCTCTTTCCCAGGCGAAACACAGAGTTCGAACCTCCTCAAAATAGAACAGAGTTACACGAACGAATTCAAGAGGAGCAGGTAGAAGTTGCAATTGACATTGCAACTGAAGTCCTCGTTCAAACGCTAGGCTCACTACGAGATATGGGATTCAACATCGAAAAAACTGAAAAACTGGGATATGATGCTGCTTTGATGCTAGAGTGCACCAAAGCGCTCATTATGAGAATGCAGGGTAACGATCACCCATTGCACAATAATCTTGAAAACATTATCCCAATGGCAGAATTTGAGTCTGACCCTATGAGCTACTACACTCAGTTTTTGAATATTCTAAAGGGCGGTGCAGACGATATTGACTAATTTTTCATGTAAAAAATGAAAAAAATGAAAAAAGTGAAAAAATACACTTTAAATTGTCAAATTTTTTATAAAAAAAAGTGAAAAAGTGCTTGACTTTTGTTTTGAAAACAGATATAATATCTATATCGAATCGAGAAATGGAGAGTTAACGTGGTTGCAAGAGTTCAAATGAGCAAAAGAGTTTCGCTTGGATACGGTAATCTAGACGACGTAGAACTCGTTGGCCGTGCTTTCGGATACGATATATACTTCGACTCTGATGAGTCTACATATAACACAGTGTGGGTTTATGACCGCAATGCGACTAGACGATTTCGCAATTACGACGGCGACATGGAAACTCGCTATCGCATCGCTGCAAGTATAGACTTGACAAAGGAGCGATGTGGCTGGCACGTTGATCTGTTGAAGGTCGATAATCGATACAAGGGTAAAAACCTTGCTCTTAAAATTTACAAGTTCCTCATGAGGAAGATGAATATCACACTCATGGCTGGCTCTAGTCAATCTGCTGGCGGACAGTATGTCTGGAACAAACTAGCAAAGACTTCCGGCGTTGTAGTGTATGCTAAGAAGTCTCCCTACTCTAAGGTGGTCGACTTTCCCAAAGCAGGAAAGCGTGAATTGGCAAGTGAGTTGTTTGACCTGTACGATAGCAGAGCAGAAATGTTTGCTGTTGCTGTGTAAATTTTGTAAAAAAGTCGAGAAAGTGCTTGACTTTTGTTTTCAAAACTGTTATTATATATATATTGAATGCTTGAAAAGGAAGACTAAAAATGAGCGGTGAAATTGAAATTGTAAACGGTGAAGCACAGATGGCCTATGTAGGCGCAGTGCCATGGCATGGTCTGGGGGTTGAAGTACCAGAAGACACTTCTGCTATGGACATGATGACGCTCGCAGGGCTAGACTGGCGTGTTGAGGAACTCGAATCTTTTGTTGAGTTCGACGGTGAGAAAATCCCAACTGGCCAGAAAGCGCTTGTACGTGACATTGACAGTAAGGTGATGACACAGGTTGGTGCTAATTGGAATCCGGTTCAGAATTCTGAAGCATTTGAGTTTTTCAATGAGTTCGTCGAAGCGGGCGACATGAAGATGCACACTGCTGGTTCTCTCAAAGACGGTCAGATTGTATGGGCGCTTGCTAAGGTTGAAGATGACTTTGAACTCTTCAACGGAGACAAGGTTGAATCGTTCCTGCTGTTTTCTAACCCTCATCAGTATGGTAAGTCGATTGATATTCGATTCACTCCTATTCGTGTGGTGTGCAACAATACGCTGACTTATTCTCTCAGCAAAGATGCGGCAAACGCTGTTAAGTTAAATCATCGTAAAGCGTTTGATGCTGAGAACGTCAAATCCACTCTCGGTATCGCTCACAGCAAGATGGAAGACTATCGTGAGATGGCTCAGTATCTTGGTTCAAAGCGCTACACCACTACCTCTCTGGATGAGTATCTCACTGAACTGTTTGGTACTAAGACTGGTACGAAGGGCGATCTTACTCGCACGGGTGAGACTGTTCGTGACCTGATGGAAACTCAGCCTGGTGCTGAGTATGCTGAAGGCTCCTGGTGGACTGCTTACAATGCAGTGACCTACTTCACTGACCACGTTGCTGGTCGCTCAAATGACACTCGGATGCAGTCTGCTTGGTTTGGTGCGAACCAGAAAAAGAAGATGGATTCCCTACAGAAAGCACTGGAATATGCCGATGCGTAAAATACTATTCACTGTTACTCTCGCACTTGCATTGTCTGCTTGTGTTACAAATCAAGGTGGCGGTACTATTGCTGGTGGCGCTGTTGGAGGTCTCCTCGGTAGTACTGTCGGCAAAGGCTCAGGTCGAGTGCTAGCCACTGTAGGCGGCGCTGTTCTTGGCGCTGTTCTGGGGTCTAAAGTGGGCGAGAATATGGACAAGAACAATGAGACTCCAGCAGCACCAGTCGTTAGACCGCCTCACTATGTGGAGCGCCAACAGGTAAAACGAGTTCCGTCTGATTTTTCCTGTGAAAGCTACGCTGACAATCCAGGAGCATATGCTTCCTGTCAGCGTGGCGTAGCAGAGCGCAAGGAGAAACATCAGCGGAATCTTGAAAACGAAGCTTATCGTATTGGCAGAGAGAGGTAAAATT